CGATTAGAACCAGCAAAATCACCAGCTTTTGTTTGTTGTTGAATATTTATAAAAGCGGTATAATACTCTCCTATATTCTGACCTTTTTTATTTTTATCTTGTAATCCGAGTAACCATAGTTCAGCTGCTCCCATTGTACATTTTTCAACATCTCGATACATATCTAACACTTCTGCTAGTGAATCTATAGCTATAACATCATATCCCAAATTAAAAACATACTCTAAAGTACTTTTTACATCTTCAGAATAATTTTTTAAAAATAAAGTTTGAACACAATCAAATTGTGGCATTCTTTTACAATATTTGTAATAAGCTATTTCATCCATTTCTCCACTTACAAATAAACATTTATATCCTTGTAATGTAAACGAAGATAACATGTCAAGTACCAGTGTAGATTTACCTGATCCTGGTCCTCCTGTGAATATCATGTTAGTAGCAGGCATTAAGCCTCCTTCTGTAGAAAGGATTTGGTCAACTTCGGTGCTTGTTTTTAGAGGATGGAATAGTTCATCCTTAAAGATTAATTGGTTTCCTCTAACCAATTTAATATTGTTTGAATTAAATCCTTTAGATTGTGTAACTTTACGTTTTCTACCTCTAGTTTCTACTTTTAAATCAATACTCATAACCTTTATTGTTTTAATGTTCGAATCTTACGAACATGTGAATATACAACATATCCACGCGGTATCCTAATTTTTTCGCATATATTTTTAGGATAAAAATTGTTTTATTTTAGATTGTGCTTCTTCTTTAGACATTGAATTGGATATAAAGTTATTAACTACATTATCACTTAATAAATCTTGTATTTCAGCACTCATTTCTACCTTCTGTTGATCAGATCTTTTTTGTTGTGAGGGTGTTTTTTCTTTAGTATTTGTTGGATTAAATGGGGTAAGGTATTTGCTTATAATGTCATTAATATCTTTTAGTTTATTGTTATCTAACGTATTAGACACCATAACATAGTTGTCTCCAAATAATTCTTTATAAGGAAGATAATTTTTAGTTACATCTAACCAGGTACGCATTACTATAGCAGGGGCTAGACTTCTATCTTCACCTCCTGATTTTTCGAATCTATCTTGATTTTGTTGTAATGATCTTTCTAGATCTGTATAGACATAGAGCATCATAACATTATACCCCGTTTCTTCTAATTCTAATTTTAATATGTTGGTTTGTTTATAAGAGGCAGCTGTTCCATCTAATATAAAAGATTGTTTACCTTCAATTGTAGATGCAATATCTCCTTTAAAATCTTTATTAGCCGCCGCCATAGATATAGCTTGTTGGCTTCTTTCTTCAGGTGTTGAATTTTTTAAATCTAGGGAGATATTTGACTTTTTAAGTAAGTCAATGTATCTATTATCTAAGTTTAATATTTTCAAACCACCTAGATCTAAACCTTTTAAAATAGAACCCTTACCAGCACCCGGTGCTCCAGCTAATATAATAGCTTTGGGGTTACCCTGTACTTCTTTTAGTAATTGTGATAAACTTATCATACTGTAGGTTTTCCGAACATCATTTTTATATATTTTTTTCCCCCTAAATATCTACTATACGACCCATCGTCATACATTTGAATTTCTTTTCCTTTCAGGGCTTTTTCAATTGTCTCTTTATTTGTAACTTGTGTCACTTTTGCTTTTAATAGAATATCTGAGACTCTTCCAGATGCCTCTATGTAGTTATTGTTTTTGCCTAGTTGAATTATAGTGTGTAATAAAGTTGATCTTTTAGCCGAGTTAGTACCATCATGTCCTATACCTACGTGTTTAATACCACCCGATCTGTTTTTGGTTATAGTAACTGCATCTATTTCGGGGTCATCATCTAAATTTATAACATTATAATCAGACCCCGCTAAATCACTTACGGTTTTATAATTGGGGTGACCACCTATATCACTATAAGCAGTTTGTATAAGATTAAATATATCAGACTCTAAGTCCTTTAGTTCACTAGAAGAAAGGGGTTGCCATGTATTTTTAGGCAAATTTAATTCATTTAGTAAATTAAGTAGTTTAATCATAATTAAGAATATTTATTATACATATCGATAAAAATATTAAGTGGTGTTCTGTGTCCCATTCCTATAATATCTTCGAATTTATCTAAATTATGTCCCACTAATGATAGTTTTTTAGTTGTTTCTGGGTTTATGATTTTATCTTCAGTACCCAGAATTATTGTTCTATTATAAGAATTAGAAGTGTTTTTAGTTACATTAAATTCAATTGTTACTCCATGCAGAGCGGGGTTAAATAATAAAACATCTACACCTAATTCTGATCCTATGATATCAGCAACATAGCCTCCCATACTGGAGCCTATGATTAGATCTGGCATCCCTAGGGTTTCTATAAACAAATCTAAATCTAGTGTTTTATAATCCATGATGGGGGCGTAAACAAAACCATGGATGGATAAAAATTCAACTTTTGGTCCACCTTGTGAGCCCTCTAAACCATGTAGGTATACTATTTTTTTCATAAAAATATATTTAATTAAAAAGGCAAATCGCTATTAACACCGTTTTCTATTTCAAATTGGTCTTTATCTTGTTCGTATCCAGAATAAACTCTTAAGTTTAAATAAGCACCGTATGAAGAATAATCCCCAATATAAGTAGTATCAGTTCTAATATCCTTATCCCAGTAAAAACAAAAATCATACTCCTCTTGTGTTAAATACTCTTGAGTATTCATAATGGTTTCAAATCTCTTAAACTCTTGCTCTTGAAAATAAATTTCTTCTTCTGACATAACCCTTATTTTTTAATTCCGAATAAAAACATACACCCTCCAAAAAACATAGTAAATGCAAACCCCATTTCTGTGGTGGAGTTCGAAAATGGGATGTAACTTTGAATTTCTCCTATTATGGTAAGAAAACTTAAACCAAAGGAACATACTACACATAGCAGCATTTTAAAATCTATTTTATTTATCATAACCTTTATTTTTTTATTATGTGTAAATATACGAAGGCTGCCTGCGGTAGCCAAATTTTTATACCATCATGGTTTAAGTAGGCAACTTTATTTACGCTTATTTAATTTATTTAGTTTAATTATTTTAATGAACTTCTGTATCTGTAATGTAAACACTGAATATCACCTCCGCATAAGGTTCCGTAGGTAACAAATTGCTTACCATCAACAAACGCACTTACCTCCGCACCATCACTACCCTTTCTAATTACAATATTAGTTGCAACCATATCATTGGTTAAGTGTTTTGCCAAGGCACGCTGTAGCTTAAACATATTAGATGCTATAAAGCTCTCCATATATTTTTCCTCCCAATTAAGACGTAACTGGCTCTCTAAGGTAGAGACGTAGAATGTTAAATTACCATTGTTTCTAATTGCACTATATGCATCCTTTTCGGTATAGGTAATAGGTAAGTCGTAACTGCTACCACCCCACCTCTTATGTTCGGTCATATAAACAAACTTCTTTATACCGTCATAATGACATACCTCACCGTATCTTATTACTTCCCCATTTTCCTTAATCCATTCCTGGTATTTAACAAAACAAGCTTTCATATCATTGACTTGCTTGGTAGCTAAATCTATAACAATCACTTTAGCCTCTTCTGAAATTCTATTTAATGCGTTCATAACCTTTATTTTTTTATTATGTGTAAATATACGAAGGCTGCCTGCGGCAGCCTACTTTGTACGTATAAATCTTTTATTAATTATGCTTTTCTTTTAGAGGTAGTTTGAAATGTTGAAGTATAAGGTGTTAATTTTGGGTTTTCTAAATGAAATAAGGCCTTAACATGGTTAAATATATCTAAATTTTCTTTTTGAGTGCGAGGTGATTCATATACCTCCCAATTTTTACCCTTTAAACGTTTTCCTGATTTATCTTCACCTCTAGATTTAGACTTTAACCATAAAATCCCTACACGATCAATTTTCTTACCAAAACATTCTTCGTAACACTGAGCATATACCGCTCCTTGTAAATCGTATGTTGTTTGTAAGTGGTTTGATGTTTTAAAGTCAATAATCCAACGTTCGGTTTTACCATTAAATTCCAACTCACATACTAAGTCACATGTTCCTGCTATTTGGAGGATGTCTGAGAATAGGTGGACTTCCGCCTCTATTAGGGTTGGGTTATAGGTTTCCCAAAAGTCAACAAATCTAAGAAACATTTGCCAAACATGAGCAGGCATCTTAGGGTTACCATTTTCTTTTAAAAATGAAATTTCTTTACCACTCAGCCACTCTTCAATCATTTCATGAACTAGGGTACCTTCTTCAGCTGCTTTTTTAACAATCCACTCAGCACTATATCCTACTTTTTTAAGCCAATCTTCAAAATACTTACCTTTAGGGTAAAAACTTAAAACATGGGTTACAGAAGGATAATATTTACTGTTACGTCTATAATATCTAGAATCAGGCATTGTAACTTGTTGGTAATCACTTGATATTTCTAGTAATCTTTTGTACGATTTTTTTATCATATTGATAGTTTTTGTTCCATTAAATCATAGTAAGTTAATGGAAGGGTTTTTTGAATTAATTTTGTAAAACCCTTAAAGCCTAAATCGCTTGGGTCCTTATCTTGCATGTCTACAAGATAAACTTCTTTACCTTCTGCCATTAATTTTTCACAGAATTTTAAGGCTTGTTTTATTGCGTCTTTATCTAATGCTATGTAAATTTTATCTACTACTGATGTTACTATTTTTTTCATTAAGTTATTCTGTATGTTTTTCCCTAATAAGGGAATTACATTTCTTTTTATGGCTAGGGCATCAAATAACCCTTCACACAATATAATAGGTACATTCCAATTAATCATATGTTCATTAGGTATAATATCCCTTGACACCTGAGGGTTTCTGTAGTTAACGTATGGGTCTTTTTCAAATGAGCGAGCAATAAAGTAATTTAATTTACCATCTACATCATAGGTAGGAATTATTATCATGTTTTTATAAAACCCTGTTTTACAATAACCTATATTATACTTAAGTATATCATACTTATCTACATTTCTATTATTTAAATATGAAAGAGCATGTCGTGCCATGATATCATTAAGATCAACATTGTGTAAACTAATATATTCCTCAGGCATAATAACGTGTAGGGGATCTACCTTTTCATGGTAGTTTATGTAGTTTACTTCTTTACTTAGTGTTTTAGCTTCATTAATTTTATCTTGTGATGCTCCCGCTTGTCTAAATAACAAGCTAATTGATTTGCCTTTTTTTCCACATACCCAACAATGCCAAGGATTATTTCCATCGGTATTTTCAGAAAAGTTAATTTCTAGTTTGGGCTTATGGTGACTGCAATAAGGACAATTATAAGCCATATTACCCCTAGCAGTCTTTTTACCAGTACCCAATATTGAATTAACTAATGTGACTAATAAATGGTTAATCATGCTTTAAGTGTTGTTGTTTATGATAATATATAACTCCTTTTTGGCTTAGCCTAGTTATATCTAACATGTTGCTTAAAAAGTATGATATATACCAATAAAATCACTAGTAAACATACGACCCGCTATGTTATCATTCCAATATGAATTTGGTGTCTCTAAGACCTCTAATTTAAAAAGATATTTTGTTTCCAAATAGGTTAGGTGTTTTTTATTAAAAGCAAACTCAAGTATTTCTTTTGTGAAATTGTGTTTGCCTTCTTCTTTTATAAATTTAATAAGTATTTTATTAGACCCACAGTAGGTTTTCCAATCTGATTCCTCAATTACTAGTTTTTTAGAAGGTAGTTTTCCTCTTGTTTTTAGAGATTTTCTTTCTTCTTTTAATATTTCTAGTTCTTTCTTACCCAATCTTTTATTGCGTTGAGTAAAAAAGTTTTTTCTACCAATATATATTTTGCCTGTAGGTGTGTGAGTTATCTTGTATACAAACCCAAAATCTCCATCATTAAGGGTAGTAAATTCTTTGTTTTTGTATATCCAATTCATAACTTTATATTTTAAATGTGATAATACATATTAACAATCTATTACAAACCCATATCTCTTATATTTTCAGCAATTATCTCTTTAAAATTTTGTGGTATACTATCTAATTTTCCTAACTCTAAAAATATAAATTTAGATTGTTCTCTTTTACCTATATACCAACCAGTGAAGGCAAGTTGGAAGTCAAATACAAAATCCCCGGGATATCCCACATCATAAGGTAGAGGTGAACTATTAGGTATTTTAGTTTTACCTAAACAGGCATACATATACGATGTCATCCATTCTTTCCTGTTACTATACCATATACTTAGGTGATAATAAGCTTCAGGTCTATGTGGGGAATAGATGATAGCAGCTTGAAGTTGTCCCTTTTCGAATTCAGGTCTTCTTGTAATAGTATTTATTTGTTTCCATGTTTTTAAAAAACACGTATAAGCCATTTTAGGGTTACTATCATATAATAACTCAGCTGCTCTTAAGAAATAAGAATGAGCCGTTGCCCCCTGACCTATCTTTTCATATTCTTCTCCTAAACTAGCATTAACATATGCATCTTGTGGGTTTTGAATATAACTATGTAATTGTTTTTTTAGTTCTTTCATTCCTCCCATTCTAATTTATCTAATAAACTCACAGGCATTTTCAAAACATAAGCCGCATTATCCTGAAAGCCATATGTTATTATAAAGTGATTATCTTTAATAGCTAACCCCGTATTAAATTCTATCATAGAATCCATAAACTTAAATTGTTTAGAAATAGATTTTAAATTCCAATTCTTATCCCAAACTAAAAATCTATGGTAATAATGAGCATCTTTATGTCCTCCAGGGTGGAAATAAAAGTCTACCTCATGTGTTATGCAAATTCTATCACCTTCATTACCTAGAGGTATTACTTGTGAACTTCCTCTAATACCTAAAGGACACTCAAATTTTTCTTCTTTATTAACTATGGTTGCACTAGATAACTTATTTAAAATCCCATTTGTAACCACTTCGGTGGTTTTATCTTCTAAATTTACTTTAACTATCTCAAGTGGGTTTGGCCATCTAACAAAATGAAAAGGCAAATCTGTAATGGGCATCCAATTTTTTTCTAAATAAGTATCTTTAGTAGGAGGTTCAATCCTATCCCTAGTTAATTCGATTGCACTATTTTTATACCAATCAACCTCACAAAGTTCCATTCTACCTTCACCATTAGGCTTTACATCTCTTCTTACCCCACACATATAGAATTTACCAGCCCATCTCATTACTCTGGCATCTTCTAAACCATGAAAGTCCCATATGGGAGGAATATCGTTTTTAGATGTATCTACTTTTTGATAACTTTCTACTTCTAATGTGTCATTATTTAGTTTACATAAATAATTTCCAGTTATTAAGTGAACATCATCTTCGGGATTTAAGTATGATAATACCCCCCATTTACAGTAAAAGTTTTGGCTAAATTCCGAGTGATATAATACGTAATGAACATGTCTTATATTGGCTAATATATCTCCATTATCGTCTATAAACACGGATACATTACACAAGCCAGTCCCCCCAGTTAATTCACTAGGTATTATGAGTGGAGATATTATTCCACCATTATCTAAAACTATTTTGGCTAAATTATTTATCATTAAAACTTATAGATTTGTTTCCAATATATAATATACTAAAAGTTTTTAGAAAAACCAAATGTTTTAAGTGGGTTTTTGGGAAATTTAATGTTATAACTTACATAATACTAAAAATACATACTTCATTATTAACAAAGAGTAAATAAGTTATATAACATATTTAACGGTAAATTAATGATGTATAGCATGTTTTTTTAAAATACCTCTTCTCCTTCTTTACTCTTGCTAAAATGTAGTGTCCAGTTCTCTGATCTTCTGTATAAGGTTTACCAAATGCCATAGTTGTTTAGTTTTACTGTGTGATTAATTACCTGTGATGTTGAAACGTAGCTGCTTGTGATTGTCGTTTAATCTGTAATTTAATATACCGCTAAACGTCATTGTGTCATCTTCTAAAAAATTACAAGCAATTAGCTCGTACAAATCTGCTTCTTTAAGGTTTGGTTTGATAACGTTGTAAAAAGATGTTAGGGCCTCTGACTTCTCTGATGTTATTGGTTTCTCTTTTTCTTTTTTAAGCCTTTTTAACAAAGCTTCTTTTTTCACAGCATCACCTTCTTTTTGAGAAACCATTAATTGTTTTTCTGCTTCTGTTAGTTGAATCGCAATTTGCTCTATCCAAACTCCTTCTATTGTTGATTGAAAATTTTTCATATTTTTTATTGATTATTTTGATTATTGTTTCCGTCTATGCAAAGAACAACGCGTCCTGCACCTGATTTAGTTGTAAATGTTCCTGAAGTCAAACGACAATAGTAAAGCTTACCTGACAATACACCTTGAGCCCCCGTGGTTGCGTTTGGTGCACCAAAAGAATGGGGGCCTGATGTACAATTAGTAAATGTACCTGATGCTGTGCCAGCATTACCGCCAAATGAACGGAAATTTCCTAGACAATTAGTAAATGTACCTGATGCTGTGCCAGCATTACCGCCAAAACCATTAGAATATCCTTTGCAATCAGTAAATGTACCTGATGCTGTGCCAGCACCACCACCAGCAAACCCCTCATTTGCTACACAGCTATAAAAAAGCCCTGATGCTACACCAAAGCCACCAAACGAATAACCACCTCCCGTGCAATTAGTAAATGTACCCGATGCTACACCAAAGCTACCAAACGAAAAAATTCCTCCTTCGCAATTAGTAAATGTACCCAATGCTATATTACCAAACGAATAACCACCTCCCGTGCAATTAGTAAATGTACCCGATGCCATATTACCAAACGAATAACCACCTCCCGTGCAATTAATGAACGTACCTGATGCTATACCACTGATCCCTCCACCAAAAGAATATTCACCCCCTATACAATCAGTAAATATACCTGATACAATTAAACCTTTTCCGAATGAATCATTACCACCCGTACAACTTTCTGCGTTAAGTTTTGATAAATCATTTCCAATTTTAAATTCTTTGTCTTGAACGTCAACACCTTTTACAAAAACATTGTTTGCTGTAATTTGTATGGTGTTTGCTCCATTAAAAACAATGCTTCTATTGCTGTCTAATGAAACTAAATCAACATATTCGGTATCCATGATAAAATTTCCATTTTCAAAATTGTAATTTCCAGGTGCTGCGATTACGATTGATTTTGTAGTTTCAGAAAAGTAGACACGAACATCGCCTTCATTATATGTAAACGCTGTCGGAAATTCAACTGTATATTCAAAACCATCCATTCCCATAACGACTTCTCCTATCATATCAACCCCTTCAACATTAAAAGTATATGATTGTCCTTGAATTAAAACAGGTAAAGTTCCATAAAAATCATAAATCTCAAGTGTAGTTGGTGTGGATTGGTTTACATAATCATAAGGTGCAGAAAGAGCTTGCGTAGTTTGAATTTTTGTAATTGCTAAATCATAAGCTGCTTGCAATTCTATTGCATTCTCAATGTCTGTCCCATTTGCTTGTACAAATACGTATTGAGTGCCTAATAATTCTGTTGTACCAGTTGCTCCTGTTGGACCTTGAGTACCTTGAGTTCCTGTTATACCTTGAGCTCCTGGGGAACCTGTTGCTCCGGTTAATGATAGATTAGTTCTAAATTTAAGATTTCCAGAATTGTCTAACACTACTATTTTATGTTCGTTGCTTCCTTCGGATATAGTTGTTAATTTAGTATATATAGTATCTGCCTTTTGTAATCTACTCTCAATTCCCAATCTTACTGAAGTTAGGGTGATACCCGCCCACTTTATTGCCATAATTTTATATTTTAAATATTATATAATACAATTATTAATGTCCAATGCTTGTTGCGTGGTTAACCCATTAACAAACCAATCTTTAGCCATCATAACTTTTAAATGTTCTATATTTCTGTTAAGAGTTTCTTGATCTTCTAGATTATTATAGATAAGATTAACAGAATCAAATGCCGCTAATATTGATCTTTGTGTTTCTTCTTCGGGTGTTAGTTCTATATGTTCCATAATTTTTATTAGTTTTTATTAGTTTTTATTAGTTTTTATTAGTTTTTATTATAATTGAAGCCATACATTATCGGGTTTAAACCTAATGATTACCCCATCACCTGTATCTATTATATTATGTCCTATTAACCTAATGTATTCTGCTTCACCGGTTGGGATATCCTCTGTAACTTGCCCCCCTTGAGGAGAAATATATAGAGGTTTTCCTGGTGCTGCTGAGCCCATGTCTGTGTGATTAATGGTCATTATTATACCATCTAATAATACAGCAAAAGGATTACCAGTTGTAGTATCATTTAAGGAAATACCTAGTAATTGCTCACCAGCAGCATTTGTAGCTTTAGCCAAATACCACTTTCCATCTGTGGCTAGGTATACTAATTCTCCACTTGCTATCGTTTCTCCATGAGTGAGACCTGTTAAAGTTTGCCCGTTATACTTAAAATTAGATTCCCAATCCGATTTTATGTTTGGGAATGATGTTATTGAACTTATACCTTCGGCTGGGGTGTAATTAAGGGTAGATGGGACTACGCTACCCGCCTCTAATGACGCTCCACTAAATGAGAATTTATCATTTATTTTAAGTGAGCCAGCAGTACCAGATGTTGTAATTTCTACATCACCCCTTAAAGTAGTTTTTGTTATACTGGTATTACCCAACACCACACTATTACTCCCCCTACCGTCGGCACTATTACCTATTACAATTTGGTTTGTTTCACTATTATTTGCTGCTCTTGTATTTGCACCAATAAAAATAGAGGTGTTTGTTACAGTTAGGTTTGCATTTGATTGAACAGCACTTCTACCCGCATTTACACCTAAAGCAACATTATCACCCCCCCCATTATTATTTCTTAAAGAATTAACTCCTATACTCGTATTAGAATTGCCTGATGTATTAAAGTTTAAAGAACCTTTTCCAACTGCGACATTTGCAGCTCCTACTGTATTAGAATATAAAGCATATATACCATTTGCAGTATTATCAGTACCAGTTGTGTTTGTAAATAAGGCCCCAAGCCCGGTTGAAGTGTTATCATTTCCAGTTGTGTTATTTCGCAAAGCACTTAATCCATTTGCTGTGTTGCTAAATCCTGTTGTGTTTGAAAACAAAGCATCTCTACCATTTGCTGTGTTACTACCCCCTGTTGTGTTTGAAAACAAAGCATCTCTACCATTTGAGGTGTTATTACCTCCTGTTGTGTTGTTTTGCAAAGCACTTCTACCATTTGCTGTGTTATCACCTCCTGTGGTGTTGTTTTGCAAAGAATTTGATCCATTGGCAGTGTTATTACCTCCTGTGGTATTATTTTGCAAAGCATTTGATCCATTTGCTGTGTTAAACTGTCCTGTTGTGTTTGCAAACAAAGCATTAAATCCATTTGCTGTGTTAGAAGAACCTATGGTGTTTGATAACAAAGCATTTCTACCATTTGCAGTGTTATCATTTCCCGTGGTGTTGAATCGTAGTGCTTGACTCCCATTTGCTGTGTTAGCAGCTCCTGTTGTATTTGATAGCAAAGCAAAATATCCATTTGCTGTGTTGCTAGAACCTATTGTGTTTAAACGCAAAGCACTTGCTCCGTTTGCTGTGTTATAAGCTCCTGTTGTGTTTGCAAACAAAGAATATGCTCCATTTGCTGTGTTAGAAGCTCCTGTGGTGTTTGAGAACAAAGCACTTACTCCATTTGCTGTGTTAACAGCTCCTGTGGTGTTATTAACCAAAGCGCTTTGACCAGTAGCGGTATTGGTAGATATATTACCACCACCACGCCCTACTGTCAAACCGTTTGCGCTTATGTCCGAGCCTGCTGTAACCGTACCGCTAAACTTCCCGTTCCCTACTACGTCTAGTACTTCTGTTGGGGTTGATTGGTTTATTCCGACGTTGCCTGTAGGTGTTATACGAGCTCGTTCTAAAATTGTTGATGATCCGCTAGGCTTTGTTAAAAATCTAATCTCTGACGGAACAGTACCATCTGAGCCAGCAGCTAAATCAGTTGTTTTTGTAAAGGGATTACCCTCTGATTGATAACAAGTAACAATGGCTCCAATGCCTTTGTTTAAGTATGTTTTATAACTAGATTGTCCCGATTCAAATATTTGTAATTTTTCGTTTGCAATAGCTGTTCCTATGGATAAGTTGCCGCTAAACTTACCGTTACCTACTACGTCTAGTCTTTCTGTTGGGTTGGTTTGGTTTATACCTACGTTGCCATTTGCTAGGATTCGCAAATATTCTGTCATTACATTATTAAATCTAACTCTAAGTCTAAATTGACCATCCACAGTCGATGAGGATAAACCAGCTAAATCAATAGCAGGAGTTTTTACCCCACCTACTAATTGACCAATAGAAATATTACTACCTGCTGCACCGAATACATTAAAATCTAGGTTTCTATAAACCCCTAAATTAAATCCATCTCCTAATATTTCAAATTTATCTAAGGTAGAAGTAGTTCCTATACCCACATTAGTACCATTATCAAAAATAGAACTATTTCCTAAAGTGGTTGGTGATGTAAATTTAGGTATAAAATTAAGAGTACCCGATTGGACACCCGAAGATCCTTGGGTTCCTTGTATACCCGTTGCTCCTTGAGTACCAGTTGCTCCTTGAGTACCTGTTGCACCTGCTATACCTTGAGTACCAGTTGCTCCTGTTGAACCCGTTGTTCCTTGAGTACCTGTTGTTCCCGTTGTACCTTGTACACCTATAGTTCCAGTAGTACCTTGAGTACCTGTTGCTCCTGTTGAACCCGTTGTTCCTTGAGTACCTGTTGCACCGGTTGAACCTGTTGTTCCTTGAGTACCTGTTAGTCCAGTTGAGCCTGTTGTACCTTGTGATCCTGTTGATCCTGTTGTACCTTGTGGTCCGGATGTTGCTGCTACCCAGTTTAGTTGAGTTCCTGTTGAGGATAAGACTTGACCCGAAGTTCCTAAGTCACCGTCTTTATCTTTTAGACCGTCATTAAATATTACGTCTCCGTCAAATGTTGAATCTCCAGAAGCATTAACGGTTAGGATAGGTATTCCTGATATGTCAGATACAGTAAAGAGGTCTCCTGTAAGGTCGTCTGTTACTGAGAATAGCTGTCCTTGTGAACCCTGTACATCTAATATTACAGAGCCTGAGCCTTCTACGATGAGGCCTTTTTTTACTTTAAATGAGTTTGTCATAGTTTCTTCCTTTTTTCATTGTCCAAAAGGTACATTTATAAATATTGGTTAAATTGTAAATCTATTCTTGTATGCGTTGAAATTTTGTTTTACTTCTTCTGCTGTTAGTACCCTGCTGTGTACTTTTATAACTGGTATATCACCATTCCAATATCTACTACTACCTCCAATCTTAAGAGAGTCACTAGAAGTCATCATATCATGTGTTGCCCCATAAGTTGATTTAAGTATACCATTCTCATAAACACGCACACTACTACCATCATAAGTCGCAACTAAATGCCACCATTCATTTACCACTGCAGTCCCAAAGTATATATAATTATAAGAACCCCCTGTCATGGTTGTAAAAAACCAATTACCATTAGCGTGTCTACCAAATGTAAGACAATTATTTATTCCATATCCTTTATCAAAAAAATACATCCACTTATCTTGTGAGGGCCTAACCACGGCCTCTATAGTAAAATTACTACCCAATCTAATAACACTTAAATTACCCAAATCTATTTTATCATCAGTTCCATCAAATATAGGCTGCCCTGTTGAATCAAAAGATACATTAGATAAATCTATATTAGTTGATTTTTTCAAATCAATTAGAGAGGCTGTATTAGATCTAGAAGATTGTACAGGTATATATGGTAAGGTTTGATTTGTTTTAGTCAACATGACTCCACTAAGATAGTATTTATGAATAGATGGGAACCCAGTAAACCCAACTAAACCTATATAACTACTAGAACCCGTTCTGGTTCTAGATACTCTATACCACCCATTACCCATAGAAACAATTGTTCCTAAAGATGAACCATCACTATTCGGATAATACATATAAACCTTTAAAGAAGTTATAGGAGCGCCATCATCTCTTTTTATATAACATGAAAACGTCCATACGGTTGATACATCACTTGCACTAATATCACCCGAACCATTCAAATATACATTATTGCTACTCCCGGGTGTCCATAGCCGAGTATCATACCCGTTATATTTAAGAGAATCATCTGTAATGGTTACATGATCCTTATTAGCGAATGATTGATTACTCCCATCCCCCCACCATGTATACCCCGCAGTGATTGTATTGTTAGTTGATGGTTGGCCCTTATAAAACCTTGCAGCAGTGCTATTATTAGCAATACCATATCCAGTATCATATCCGAATACTAACCCATCTGTTATTATATCTGGTCCCCCTGCTGTTGCCATATTATATTAATTCTTCAGTTGATGCCCACGCTTCAGTTCCTAATAATTCTAAGATACTGGCATGATTATATTCTACATAATCCTCACTATATATTGAAGGTCTTCCATATACTCCTTTTTCAGTTGTATAAGTTTCTTCTTCTTCTGTCTCTGGGTTTATATGTGCTGTATTAAATGTTTCTTCAACTACATTAACATCGTATTTAATGAAAGTTTTAGAACCATCTTTAGATAATCTTAAGCTTTCTTGATTAGACTGCTGTATTTGATTAAAATCTATATTATCTATTATACTTGTTGGTATTACCAACCATCTTCTGTTTTCAAACATATCTTTATATTTTATAAACCAAATCTTGATTTTTGTGCATTATAATTTTGTGCTATTTCAGCAACTGTTAGTTCTCTGTTATATAATAATACATTATCAATATACCCCGCCCAATAACTTCCAGAATTCCAATTTCCGATGTTACCTATTGGATATGTAGTTAGATTTAAAACTATAACAATCGTACTAACAAATAAACCATCAACGTAAAGCGATGCGGTAGCAGCACTATCATATACTATAACATAATTATGATATAGCCCATCAGTTGTTGGTGTGTATCCAAAACCTCTGAATGAACCATCCCATACTCCCAACTCCCTCGATGATGATTTACTTATTAAATGGTGGATATTTGCGGAATTTGCACCTATTAATGTACGCCATGTAGTAGAACTACTACTTTCATCACGTTTATACCATATATATGCTGTAGTCTTACCTACTCCACCAATTGGGGAGTCGATTCTGGCTTTTGCCCCGCTACCATCGAAACTAAAATGACCATTTGAAAATGTGGGTGTGGATTCTAGTTGAGCATCATTTCCCCCACCACTTAAATCATACCAAGTAGTTCCAGCCCCAGGATAACTCCTCTCACTACCCGCATCCAATGCAAGAACTAATCCATCTCTAACTATATTTGGTCCTCTATATATTGCCATGTTACAACGCTCTTACTAATGATTTAACAACCCAGTTATCAGATGCAGCACTAGCTAGTAATCTCATATTTCCTGCAGATATATCTACTCCAAGTACTAGGTCTGTTGTGCTACCTAAATCTGTTGTTGATGTTTCTGTAAATTCTACGTTTGTTCCATCGTGACAGGCATATACTATTCCTGCTCTTACATTGGTTCCTTTTTTAATAACGTAATCAAAGAAGGCTGCTATATATGTTGATATTGCTACTTGTGCTACTACTTCTATTCCGATATCTACATCTAGGTTTTCTTGGTTGGATAGGTTGGCTTTGTTTATTAATATATCTCCATTGACTTCTAGTGTAGCAGCAGGTGAAGTTGTTCTTATACCGAGCCTACTGTTTGCGGTATCGGTGTATAAGAAAGATAGACTTTGTATTGTTGTTGCACCTGCAGTTCTTACTAAGTAATTTGGTTGATTAGTAAATGTACCACCACTAATACCACTTGAACCATTAATACCTTGTGAACCTGTTGTTCCTTGAGTACCTGTTGAACCCGTTGTACCTTGTACACCTATGGTTCCAGTTGTTCCTTGAGTACCTGTTGAACCCGTTGTACCTTGTACACCTATGGTTCCAGTTGTTCCTTGAATACCTGTTGCACCGGTTGAACCAGTTGTTCCTTGAGTACCTGTTGCTCCTGTTGTACCCTGAGTGCCTTGTAATGATAAATTAGTTCTGAACTTTATGTTTCCTGAGTTATCCTGTACTAAAATTTTAGTTTCGGTTGAACCTATAGGGGTTGAAGACAGTTGAAGAGTACTTAAAATGGCATCCGAGCCACTAACTATTAATTTTTTCCAATTGGGCATATGAATATTTTTATTATGGTAGGTACTCAATAGAGTCCACTTCCGTTAAGGCCTATAATACCCTTATAAATATTAAAATATGCTAAAAAATTAACTAGGTAATAACTTTTATTTTAATTTTTAATTTGAGGGTTTATTTTCTTCTTCTTTTCTATTAATTTCTAATTGATATTGAAGTATGTTATTTAAATTAAGGGATAAAGCATAAACTTTTTCTACATCTTTACCTTTAAATTTAGATTCACCTATAAAAGATAAAAGAAAATATAATTCGCCTATAGAAAGGGTAGGTAGATCCTGCTTAAGATCTACCACTCCTATTTCTAAATGTCCACTTTTAAAACTCATTTTTTAAACCATATTTGTTTATGAATAAATCCATATGGATTCATCAGCCGCAGCAAAAATATTACCACGTTTAGTATATTTAGATACTACTGCTGTAGGATCTGAGGCTGCACCTTGTATTACTGTAGACATAAAGGCATCAGGTACCATTAAGTTTTGAGAGGCATCAAATGAACCTGTTACACCCCAACGTGATACTGCTGAATCCCAACCAAATGCTTCGGCATCTAGATTTCCAGTTTGTTGAATTGCTATACCACCATCTCCTCCAGAAATTGAACCCGAAGCCATTCTGATGAATCTATCGGTTACATCTAAGTTTGTAGTGTTTTGAAAGGAAGCAGTACCCTGTACTGTTAAATTTCTACCAATAGTTAAATCTCGTACAATTGCTATATCTTGAGATAATGCAACGTCTCCGGCTGTAGCTGTGAAATTACTTGAAGCAAAAGAAGCAATACCTTTATTTGAAGATGAAGCATCTTCACCTGAAATTGTTATAGTTTGACCACTTGCTACAGTATTAATACCCTCGCCCCCCGTTACTGTTAAGGTTTGAGTTTTTAAGGCTACAGTACCTGTTCCAGTCTCACCTACTATTGCTAAGTTAGATGCTATACCAGTAATATTAGAACCATCTCCTTGAAATGAACCACTAAATGACCCACTGGCTTGTACCCCTGTAAGCGTTAAACCTGCAAACGTAGTTGCTGTCCCACCTAAAGCTACAGATGTAGAACCTATAGTTATGCTAGAATTTGCTAGCTTATTATTTGCAATCGAACCCGCAAGCATAGCGTTAGTAATACCTAAGGCTTTAACATTTAAAATATCGGCTGTTATTTCTAATGAAGTATTATCTACATTTACTGCTAAGGCAGTTCCCGCACCTCCTGATAAACCCGCACCTGCAACCGAAGTTGCTAATTGTACTGCAGTTATTCCCGCGTTAGAAACACCTACGGTTGTTGCTCCTACTGTTATAGCAGTACCCGCTCCTACAGCAAATGTTCTAGTTAAAGAACCATCATAAGGTCCTCCAGTTAAACCATTACCTGTTACTAAATCAGGTAGATCAGATGTTCCAGTAAATGAACCACTAAATGATCCTGTGGCTTGTACCCCTGTAAGTGTTAAACCTGCAACCGTTGCGGCTGTCCCACCTAAAGCTACAGATGTAGAACCTATAGTTATGCTAGAATTTGTTAGTTGGGAATTTGCAATGTTTGCTAATGTTCCTCCCAAAGTAACTGTTCCAGTTGTGGTTATGGGACCACCTGTTAAAGTGATTCCGTTTACTGTTCCAGCAGTCCCTACCGATGTAACAGTTCCAGAATTTAATCCTGTAGCCGCTATGGTAATAGACCCTGCTGTATTTGTTATTTCAATATTAGATCCTGGTGTTAAAGTAGCTAATACAGGGTCTGCTCCTGTACTGCCTATTACTAATTGACCATTAATTGCTTGACCTAGCGATGTGATTGCTCCAGTACCACTACCTACAAGTACACCACCATCTGTAAGGGTTGTTTTGCCTGTTCCACCATTTTCTACTGTAAGAGCTGTATCTAGGGTTAGGGATGCTAAATTAGCGTCCGATCCAGATACAACTACTTTTTTCCATGTTGCCATAATTTATTTAGTTATTTAGTTATTTATTTATTATAATTATTAAAAATTTTAATTTTTATTCTATCCCCACATATATACTTTCGGAAGTAAAATATATTCCTCCTAATATAGGGGTTGGGGTATATGAATTGTCATATGCAAAAAATTGAATTGTACCTTCCCCATTTACATTAAATAATGAAGGACTTGTAGGTAACGAACCAGATTTTATAGAAAATTCTCCATCAATTCCTCCTACAGGAATTATAAATTTGCTACTTCCGGTTACCGCTAATGAACCCGTAATTTGAGCAGATCCTGTAAATGGAAAGGGGGTGCTTATTGCCTTATCTATAAGAGGTATAGCTATTTGATAAGCCGCTATTCCTGAGCCTGCCGGGGTACCTGTAATTAGAGAAGGATCATATAGGTTTTGATATGATGATATGTCAGATAAGGCTCCAATTGCTAATGTTTGATTTGCAAATGTATGTAAGACATTCCCACTATCCAATTCAGAACCTTCTCCACCCCATTCTATAAATGCCGAGAATTGGGCTGTAGATATATTATTGTAAACTTTTTCAGTTATCTTGTAGTTAAAAAATCTACCATTAATTACTGGTCCTCCTAATGTCTGTGCCGCTACTCCTAAAATGCCATACACTGGACTTAAAGTTTCATTATAACCTACATCTAAACTACCTGTAATATCATTTACAGTTAAGAAATTTTGTGGGTCAGAAAAGGAAGCACTTTGAATTAAGTATTTACCTGGAGCGGTGTTTGCTGTAAATGTGTTTTGGGAGGTGGTTGAAGTTGCATTTGTACTTACAGTTATTTGAGTTGTAGAATCTATACTAACAATAGTAACAACCTCATCAAATCCATCTTGTAGGGTATTTATTGTCATACCTATCCTTAATAAATTTAAGTCATAGGTGACATCAAATGATACTAACCCCGTTATTGTATTTTGTCCTAATATAGTATTACCTTTTAAGGCTACTACATTAAGGTATGTAGGGGTAGTGTTTGTTATTTTACCAATAAAAAGTTGGTTTATGTTTGGCATTTTTTATGGGTATTTTTTAAAAATCAAATCTTATTAAGTTGTTTACGAATGTTGCAATTGCACCCATTGTATACGAATTAAAGTTTGCTCCCGTATTAATTTGGATTCCACTGGCACCATTAAAATTTCCGTTAGATAAATTCCATGTTCCTGCTTGCGGTGGAATTTGATTAGTAACAGAGGTATTAGTCCCGGAACCATTTGTTATACCTTGAGGCATAGTTAGTACAAAAGACGAGTTACTTTTTGGTCCTGTTGTTGCTGATATAGATAACACTTGTATATCTCCTGAAGAGGGTGCTAAAATTGTAACCCCCCCTTGTGATACATCTGAGGTCGTAATAGCGGGTATATAAGCAGCATTTACCCCTGTTGTAGTACCTGAAGTTGTTGATGTATAATTAAATTGGTTTGCACTTACATTTGAAATTATGGCATATAAATAATTATCCACTCCTCCTCTTACTACAATATGATTACCATTTGTCAAACCATGAGAGTTTGATGTTATAGTTACGGTTGTGCCTGTTCTAGAATATGTTAAACCTGAGTATACGTTACCTGAGGATAATATGTTAATTTCTTGAGCTGTTAATCCTGAGCCATTTGTAAAGGCTTGGTATCTAATTGTTGAGCTTATTTGAGGGTTTGTTACACTACCATCTTCCCCAGTTGGACCTTGAGTACCTTGTGTACCCGTTATACCTTGAATTCCAGTACCCGTACTTCCTTGAGAACCTTGAAGTCCTGTATCTCCAGTTGTACCTTGGATTCCAACATTACCTATTGTTCCTTGTGGACCTTGAGGACCAGGTACCGTAGAATCCTCACCAGTAGTACCCTGCACACCTAAACCCCCTGTTACACCTTGTGTACCCTGAGAGCCTGTTATACCTTGAATACCTATTATACCTTGAATACCTGTTATACCTTGTGAACCTATTGAACCTTGAGGTCCTTGTGCTCCTTGAAGGTTTGTTGCTGAACTGCCTGACCAAAGTGAACCATCAGGTCCTATTAATACTACCCCATATGATGCCTCAGATACTCCAGCTACATTATCAGCTACTCCCATAAAATTTACGGAACCTGTTGTACCTAGTGAACCGGTTAACTCAAGTGAGCCTGATATTGTGATTGCATATCCCTCGGCTCCAGTAAAAGCAGCTACGGATTGTGAAACTTGTTGTGCCTCTATTGTTTGTCCGGTTTGTATACCATCTAGTAATAATATTTTAAGTGGAGGCATAGTATGTTATATTTTTGTTTTGTTATAAATATGTAAAATTTTATTGTCTATCAATGTTTACTAAGATTGTTGTATCTGTAGTTCGAGAGGTAGGGAGGGGTTGTGACATTTTACCTACTGCCATTAACTCATTATCTTTATTATATAACCCTAATGTTGTGACATAAGGTGAGAAATATGAGCTTGTTGCATAATGATAAACAGTACCGTTATTGCTGGAATTTGATATAGTTGTAGGATTTTGAGAATAATTAAAATCATTTTCTGTGATAGTACATTTATATTGTGTTTCGTATATAGTAAAAGAAGATGAAAAGGATAGTATAATATTTGTTGTATCCACAAAATAAATAACATCATCATTATCAATTATTTTTTCATTATTTATTTCTTCTATAGTTTCGTTTCTTGTTCCTCCACTAAATACTATCATCCCGTGACCATAAATAACATTGCCTACTACTATTTTAGTATCATTTACGTTATTTATTATTAATCTCCCTTCACCATCATCGTAGTAACTACCACTATCTGTTGTAATTTTAATAGAATTAGGTAAAATATAATCCCCAAACATTGATTTTGGAATTGACATTACCCCAATCATGGGGTCAAATGATGGTGTTGAGCTTGTAGGAAAATATTTTTCAGGGTTAAGATCAGTTTGAGGGTAGTTATTAAAAGCATTAGATGCTATTTCACCTGTAACAGTTCCATCGGGGTTGTTGTTGAGAAGATTTGCAATTTGTACCTCTCCATTACTGCTTGAAATATAATTTGAATAATATAGTTGCTGTATAGAATGGTATATAGCTGATTGTGAGTATTCTGTTATATATCCCGTAGCACTCGAAGTTTGAAATTTTGCTCCTAAAAAACGGTCAATACCAACATCGGAAGCAGTTAGGGCATTTCCTTGAAATGAAAATCCCTTAGTTACTTCTAATGGTGATATTATTATATCCTGTGAATTTAGTGTTTTGAAAGCCCCCATATACTTTTATTTATTTAACATAAATGTTGGTTAGAGTTACATCAAAAATCTAACTTAACCCTAACTAAAGCTTCTTTAGTAAAATCCTTATTTAATGGTTTTGAAAGTTTAGCTACAGCTAATAACTCATTACTATCATTATATAAACCTATAGTTGTAAGATACGTTTGTGGGTTATTAATAAAATAATTATAAACTACTTCCCCAGTTGAACCCGATATATATGAGGGGTTTTCGGAATAATTAAATTCTGAATTTCTTGCTCTAACAAATATGTAATCGGACGTAATTGTTTCTTCTGAATTTAATCCAAATGATGATCCTGATTGGATAGAGGCTAATAGTTTTAGTGAGTTATTAGCTATGGTATTTAGTGCTTTGTTAGTATTTAAAAGTATACCACCATTACCCGCGGATTGATCTAAAGCATCACCATTTAATAATATAGTTCCTATATCTGGCAAGAATAGTCCATATGAGCTACCATTTGGTAAGAACCCCCCAGAGCCAGAAGGGGCAGAACCATTAGAACCACTAATTATTTGATATGATCTCATGGTACCAAAATAAGTTGGAGTGGAAACCATATTAGAATTATCTGTTAGACTTATAGTAGCACTACCCAGTGTTAAAGTTAAATTTAACGAGCCTGGAAATAATGATTCCTTATAAGCAGCTCTTTCTATACTTAAAGCATAAATCGAATCTGATGACGTTGTGCCGAACATAAAGGATGCATTTTCATCTTCTAAAACTAAAGTTCTATATTGACCATATATTGTGGAAGAGGGTGAAACACCTGGAACTGCCGCTTGATTAAATGCTGCTGCTCCTCCTCCAGATTTATTACCATATGCAATTTCAAATTGAGCTTTAGAAAGTGAGGATGTGGGGTCTAAATCAAATATGGTTGTGTAGTAACTAAACGAATCAGAATTTACTTGATTAGATTGTGTGAAAAATGTTGTTAAAACAGGTACGTTGCTGGTCCAGCATGTTGATGTTTGAGCTTGAGCGCTTACTATAAAATCGTCTGTTTCTAGTCTTTTGAATCCCATGTCTGTTATATTATGTTGTTGATCTTGTTATCGTGATTGGTATAGTAATTCTAGCTCCACTATCCAAACCTGTAAATGTCAGAGTACTTACTAAAGATGCATTAGCACCAAATAAAGTATTTACGGTTGTTGCTCTTAAGGTAATTTGTGTACCTGTTATTGTTGAAGAAACATTTGTTCCTAATGTTGTTGTTGAATTGATATTAGAAATAGATGCTGCTTCAGTATTAATACCTGTTGCCTCAAAAGTATTCAACAATCTAACATCCGCAATTGTTACACTATATCCTGATGTTTCAAATACTTGATCATTACCTAAATAATTCAATGTTTGAGGAGTAATTGCTAAAGTAGCACCTTGTTGAAGTGTTACCGCTCCATATCCAACATTTAATATAGGTAATTTTGCCGTTCCTCTAGGTAATGTCGTTAACTTATATTTCATAATTTGAGATTCAATGGGGAATGCCTCTAATAAAGGCATTCCATCTATTGCTTCTCCATAAAATTGTGAACCTGATGGGTGGCTAGGATTATATAATGTATAGTCAATTTCGTCATCTGCTAAGGCGAATTGTGTGATTCGAAATGAACCATCGTTAGCTGCTAGTAATTCTCTACCTTTGGTAGTTAAAATAGCATCTATTGTTATTACTGAATTGTTAAGGTAACCCATATTTTATTAGTTTATGTAATTAAATTTATAATTTTTATATTTTTGATTTAAATGTTTGTTATATATTATAAATATGTTAATCTATTAGCTTGTTATCTCTTAGTGCACTCATTACTTTATCAGGTGTAAGTTCTATTTCAGGGATTGGGAATGATGGAAATAAAAATCCTGATGGGGTATTATTCTTTTTTAATAATGGAGCATATACTGTTACTATACTACCAGATTGTTCTTGAGTTGTAGTTGAACCCGTAGCATCATTACCTGTGGAACCTATTGGGGTATTTGTAGTAATTAAATTTACATTAGGTCGAAACTCTTTTTTAATTGGTAGTTCAGCATAAGGAAATTCCTTATTTATTATTATAGATGACGGTTCAAATATCCACCTTCTTAATAAAAAGAAATCTTTATCTATAGAAGCAGGTACTTCCCTATCTAGTAGTAGTAGTAATTGTCTGTTAGATCTTTCAGTAGGAGGGATAACTGATAAAATATTATACACCTGATCTTCACTATTAATAAATCTTATTTGATCTCCTTCTTCTACTTTCCATTCTATGTTAAAATTAGGCATTGTAGTATCTGCAGGTTCAACTCCACCTGGAAATCTTGTACTTGGGCCTGGATTATACACTAAGGATTGTTGAGTATTACCTTTATTATAGAATTCATTCCCCACAGGTTGAGTAACACCACTAACTAGTGTTAAATTAGATAATTCTATTTGTGAATTTAAAGAAGAATCAGGGAATTCTGAAGTTGAAGAAGTTGGAAATGTCCAAAAAGGTACTGTCATTGAACCCGCACTTTCTGATTGACCTGGATCTGTTAAATTAGGGTTGATAGTTAAACCTACAAAGGGACCATTTTGTATTGGTATAATTTGTGCACCCCCTTGGAATGTAGGTCGGTTTGTAGGATTCCAATAATTTCTAGGAGGATCAATAGATTCCACTAAGTAGCTTTGTTGAACCTTAAATCTGTATCGGGTTTCGGATTGAATAACTTCACTATCTGCATTTTTTATACCTAAGTTTAAAGTTGCATATATTGCTCCATAAGCATCCTGACCTAATTGAGTAGCAGCATCTCTAGTAAGATTAGCCATCATGTTAATTCTATATGTTTTATTGTTATTTATAAGTCCAACATTACTACTTCCGTATATTGTAAATAAATCGAGTGTCAATGTATTACCTCCAGTATAATGTAAAGTTAAAGTTGGAGGGGAGATTTGTTGTATTGGTATTGCTACAAATGAGCTACCACTATTTTTTTCCATTGATATACTAAATTCACCTACTTTCCCCCCATTAAAACTACTACGACTAAATATATTTCCTGTTGATGTCCTATATTGTTGTGGGGGAGTTGTAGGGAAGGTAGTTGTTAATTCTATGGTATACGGAGCAGATAAATCCGGTACATTATAATCACTATCGGAGTCTGCAGAGAAGTATACTTCACCTAGTGATGCATAGCTCACAGATGAAGACACTATAGATGATGAAATACTAGAAGTAAAATTAGGATCGTATATTATTCCGCTTGTTAAATTGGATGCAGCATTATTACTAGAACCCATAAAATTATCCAATGTTATGGCTTTAGAATTAAATGAAGATGAATTATTTAATGGTCCCCTAAAAGTCATTGCATAGTTTGTAAATGCGGGTTTATATTCAGGGATAGTTGTTCCCTTTATAGGAATAAAACTTTGATAACCATTAGATGATGTTTGAGAATATAAAACAGGAACTAATTGTTTTGCTACCTTTTCTATTTCTTGTTCACCATTTAATATATTATATGAGGTAACTCCTCCTTGTTGATTCATACCTACTTTACCATATTGTTTTGATAATGGGTCTGTCGTCTCTACCCAAGTACCCTCAATATCAAAAGCAGTGTAAGGTGATAGGTTAGGGTTGTTAACATCACCACCAGCATTAATTAAATACTTAATGTTAAATTGTATCTTATCATTTATTACAGGGTAAGGGTCTGTAATTTGCTCACAATATGCAAAAAATGCATTTTGATAATCCACTACAGGTACATTTCCATATGTATATTCCGTTGAATCTTGTTCAACAGCTACATTAAAATCCTGGGCTGTTGATCTACTACCTACATATTTATTATTTATAGAAGCTAACTGTGTGTAGTTTGAAAGAGGTACTGTGGATTTTCGTGCCGACCCACTTATTATTAATTCAAAATTTGAAGGTTTGTATATACCTGTTGAATAATTAACTATTTGTATATCTTTATTTTCGCGTTCCTCATTAACATTATTTAAAAAAGGCTGACAATCCAAAGCTTTACTAAATCCATTTGTCCCCTCAAAAGCATTTTCTATAAACGTAGGAACTAAACCATCACCTTCTAGAGGGCTGGCTTGTACGTTAAATTCTAATTGGTAGTTTTGCACTACTAAAGAATTTTCTACTGAAGAGGGGTTTGCAGAACCCGATGACACTTGTAATGCTAAAGATAAACAATCTCTAATATTAATTGATTGAGAAGGGATTAGATAACTCATGGTTATAGCTAAACCATTAACATGGATATCAGAATTTTGAAATACTTCCTCGACTGCAAATGCATCCCCTATTGAGGGGATAGAATTAGGATAACTGCCTGTATATATTCGAATTGATGCCGTAGGCCAAGTTGGACCACCGCCAGCATCACCCTCCCCATATGAGTTTGTGCCATATATAGCTGCCGCGTATTGTGCACCCGAAGTATCGCTATCAGTCCATGATGTTAAAAACATAGAGGCGGTTACCTCCACATCATTCTGTGGTAACTGATTAAATATATATAAACCATCTAAACTAGATGATATTGATTCTGAGTATGATATGTAAGTATCTTTCCACCTTGTTGAAAATAAGTTAGGTGGTAAAAAATTAGTTATTACATTTGTATTTATTATTTCTATATTTAAAGTAGGGGAAGAATAAGTACCATCAGGTTCTATATCAAAACCTGCTGCAGATGGAGAACCGGCTAAAGCATTAAATTGTGCTCCATATCCACTATCCAAAGTAAAGGTGGTTGGAGTTATAGTAGCATTACTCGCAGAAAACAATATGTCTATGGGAGGGTTACCTAATTGGAGGTTATGGGATGCCTTATATGTTACAAAATAATTTAAAGCAGTACATAAACCAAATTGGGTAGTCCCTATTGCATTATTACCATTAGTATTAGTTCCAAAGGGAGGTACTATACTACTTGTATAAGTATAAATACCATTTATTAATGTATTATTTTGATATACTTGAGGTGAAAAATTAACACCACTAGTTTGTTGTTGAAAGAGGTTATTTTTAAGTTCGCTAAATTCAGAGAGTGTTATTTCTAAGGGTTCGTCGTTATTTAAGCTAGTATACCCCGAACCTATAATAGCATTACTTACAGTTAATTCTACATAAAAATCAACAGTAAGTGGTGAAGATGATGTTGCTACTACAGCATCTATTTCAAATAATATAAAATTTGTATTTTCTGAGGTTTGTTGTATTTTTATCATCCCAGGTTCTTTACCGTAGGTTGTTACTGAATTTGATAGTGTTATTAAAGTATTATACAATGCAGTTTCAGGACCTACTTTAACTTCAGTTATGGAAGCTATAGTTGAACTGTTATAAGATATTTTAGAATTCCCAGGAGCTTGGGTTGTTGTAGTATTAAATTCATAATTGGATGAAGATACTTCGGCATTTTCTAGATATAGACGCCATTGTGCTCCTAGGGTTGGGGGAGAAGGTAAGGAGGTGTATTGTGTAAAAACCCAAGGGTAAACTGACATCTGTTCATGGAATACTTGAAATGATCCACTTACTGCAATATTAATTTGGGGTGTGCCATTTAAAACCCCATTACCTAATGAAGCTAGTGTTCCCTCTAGAAAAAAACTAGGTATGTCTACATTACTATTTATACTAGTATTTCTTATGGGACCACCTACTGGTATAAAAGCAGATGTAGGGATTCCTGATCCTGTTTCTGTTACTATATAGGCTTTATAGGGTCTATGTAGGTGAGGGTTATATCTATAAGTATTACCGTCCCCACTAGATGTATTATATCCCCTATATACCCATAGTTCTTGGTCACTTTCAAGTGGGATAATTGTAGATGATTCTACTATGTTGTTTCCACTTAGAGTGATAATTATATCCCCGGAAATACCTGTAAAACCCTCTGATAGTAATTCTGACTGAGTGAATGTAATTGTTTCCCCTACTTGGTACCCCAAACCCGTATTTACAACTATAATTTCATTAATATTAGTTCCTGCAGAACTTATTTGAAATTCACCATTAATACCCTTTTTGCTACCATTTTTTGGTAGAGTAACAGTAGTGGTGGAGGTTGTTGTTTGTGAGGGGTATGTTAAGTTGTTGTTTAATATTAAATTAGTAAACTCAACACCATTTTGGACTACATAAGACATATTAGCCCCTAATGACGATATTTTAGCAGTATAATTTTGATCAAATACTGTTGTGGGATCTTTAATAGACTCTAATTGGGTATTTATTGGAGAAGAACCTGACACTAATATTTGATTAGTTGTTTCCTTAAAGTAATATTGTATGTCTGGGGTTTGTGTTGGCATTTCGTTGTTTTGTTATAAATATTTTGAAACTATTTTTTTAATATTATGGACTACATTAAAGTCCTCCCCCTTGTGATGAACCTTCGGTATATATTTCTTGTGTTAAGGTACAAGAAGATTGATTATTAAGATCATCATTATTTACTATAACACTTTTAACACTTCTTACTTCAGTTGGTCCATCTACAACAACGTTTCCACCAGGTGAGGCCCTAAGAGTTAGTGTTCTATTCCCGCTATATAAATTATTAGAACCCGGTATCATTAAAGGACTACCATCACCTACAATCGTAATCCAACTAGGTTGGGAGATTATAACATCATTTAAATTTTTAAATACCATATAATATTGTATGTTAGGATCTCCGTTTACATTTATATTCATTGAAGCGTCAAGGTTGGAGTTATCAGGAGGCATAGACCACCCACTTACACAAGTAGTAGTTAATATAGGACTAACTGGGGTTACCATTTCAATTTGGATGTCAATTGTTACAGGTGGTGGTGGTGTATATATGTTATAGGCTGGACCTATTGGAACGGATGATGCCGTAATATCTCCTTCATATAGATATAATTTATCAATTCTTTGGGAGTTTGTTATTGTAGAAGAAGCACTTAAAGCATGGTATGTTGAAGCTTTGGCATTCATAAACCATGGGATATTACTTACAGTGTTGGTATCATCGCCATCAAATTCAGTTGAACCTGTATTAAAATTACCAAAAGTATCAGTGTTGAATCCACTACCTGAAGATACTCGGTAAACATCCCCTGTAGCAGATGTTTGGAAATAATCAGCCTGTGACCACCCTCTAAAGAATGATTCTGTTGGAAATGAGGGTATAGGTGGGAAATAACCTTGAGATATAGATTCTGTAATTCCTGAAGAAGGTATAACATTAGGATCTTCCCCCGAAGAGGTAGCAGAATAACTAAATACCCCACTAGCACTAAAGGTTAAATCATAAAAACTAGTATCAAAAGAATTAACCGCCTCTGAACCTTCTAACTCACTAGTTACTATTAAGGTTGAACCTGATTGTTGTAGTGTGTTTGATATATAGTAAGTTTGAAATCCTTCAATTATAACATTTCTCCAATCTGAGGCACTCGTTAGTTTAAATATTGCATAATTACTATCAATAATAAAAGGTAGTATTTTTACCCCATTATCATCAACATTAGACATTTTAATATATGATACTTTATTAGTTACTTTATTTGCTACATCCTGAGTAAGTAAAGTTATAATTAAATCTTGTGTAGCTGATTGAAAACCTAAGCCTATTAATGTTGATTGTGATATTGTTACGATATCGTTCTTTTTATAACCACTACCTGGATTTGTTGATACTACTTTTAACCAGGAAAGTGCTGCAGGGTCTGTTGTTGTTGTAATGGAAAATGAAGCACCACTCCCATTACCACTAGTAGTAGAGGCATTTGTAAAAAAAGTAGAATTGGCTCCATAGGACGATGTTTGGAAATTTTGTGTTATATTAAGTGGGTAATTCTGTGTGAGTTCACCATCTTGATTAACTGTATCTGCCCAAAACCAAACATTTCCTGGAGAAGGTAAAAAGTCAGATGATAAAAACTCTTGTTCTTGTTTGTTATTATTATTAAACCATGCTATTCTAAAGAAATAATCTATAATAGAATCTTGCCCAAAAAATGCTTTACAGATTTCATTTGCTTTTACTTGTATAGAATTTCCGAATTCTCCATTATAAAATTCTCTTTGATCAATTCTAGGATAATTTATAGGGGGTTGTTGATTTAATTCGGGGTGAGCTTGATTATATGGAGGAGTTATCCCTAAAGAAGGTGTTATAGATTCGCTCCACTGCTGTACAAACTCAGGATATTGGGCAAAAAATTTAGAGGACGAAATTTCTGTTTCGGTTAAACCACTAGTGCTAGCCGGGGCTGAGAATAAGTTGTTAAATGGTTCAAAGGTTCCACCGGTTCCCCCACTAAATTTATATATAGCAGAACCACTAGTATTACCATATGATGGAAATGAAGTATCAGAATCAGGAACTTGGTAATTTCTGGGGAATGACTTAACACTCCCAGAGTATTCAGGGGTTGTGTATGATACTATAGGAGGAGCTTGTCTATTTCTTTCTAATAAATTTTGTTTTACTACTACCCCCGAAGATAAAGTTGTTCTAGCAGGTGTAAAATCCTCTATCATTTTAAATAGAGAATTATCAAAAAATGAAATTAATCTAATAAAATCATTTATATTATAGCTGCTAATATATTTTGTAAAATATTCATCTCTTAAGGCATCCAAAGCAGGATAAGAAGTACCAGATTCAGTTATTTGTCTTGGGTCACCTATATAATCCCCTAGGTTAAAAGCACCAATTTGAGCTATAATATCATCATTAACCTGATCTGTAGGTGAAAATGCTACCTCTAGATAATTAATACTTGGATTACTCCCATTTGGGTAACTATCCTGTTGAATTGACCTATAAGGGGATAATGTAGAGCCAGAAGGGGTTGCTTCTTGAGCTATACGTATTTGATCATTTATCCTATTTTTAATACCTCCAGGTACTTGATTTAAAAATATGGTTTCTTTGTTTTCTACAAATGAACCTGATACATAAAACATACTGTCTCCAGAGGCAAATGATTCCGTTATCTCCCAAGACCCCGTTACTTTGGGATGTATGGATTTTCTACTTGAGGTTATTAGCTGTGTTCCTAAGTCTGCTCTAAAAGCTAGATCATTAGGGGTAATATTAATGGTATTACCTTGTGTTGAATAGGGATTAACTACATAATCATAAAATAAACTTTCACTTAAAGGAGTATTCCAATATCTTATTTCTTGATATGAACCTACAAAAGGAGTTATTTCATCCCCATTTACAGACATATTATGAGGGTATGGAAAACTTGAAGTATTTATCAAATTAAAATACTGCCAGTTATGGGTCACATTACTTACAGCAGAATGACCAATTTGATCTCCAATTCTGTTAGCAGAGTATAAATAAGCAGGAATTTCATGATTTGTATAGTCTATTGTTGCCATTACTGACCACCATCCCCCATCAAAGAAGGGTAAATCAATACTCGCTGTTTTATTTAATCCATTATTACCGTCAGGAAAAAATGTTAAAGTTCCATAAGCATTTAATACGGAGGTAGTCGACCCACTATAACTTGAAGTAGTCATCCCTAATTCATTATAATCTAATGTAATAAAGGATGTATTACTATCTCCAACCCATAAGTTTTGACGTATCGGATTTGAATCTTCAGGTATCCCAGGTGTCTTAAATCTAAATTGTAAAGTTTTAGGTCTAGTTTGTGTAAAACCATTATTTAATTCAAATGAAGAAGTCATAGTACTATTTACCCCATCGGAATAAAAAGCGTAATTAAAAACATCTTGACTATAATCCCAGTCTTGAAAATCATTTCTATCCTTCCCACCAAATTCGTTTATTCTTAGAATAGTGCTAGGAATACCATATGCAGTTATTAAAGCTCTTATTCCTGCTATTGTGCCTTTTTTCTTAAGTAGTAAAGGTATGTTATGGTAAATTCGTTTATATAATCGCTTATTGACATCGTCCAATGGAACTATATTATTGGATGCTGATATTTGAGTATCTATGTACTCATACCCAGTAGGTGTATTAACTTCACCATCTATTGAACCCGTCATATAGGGGAATGGGAAATCACTACCTGAAGGGGTTAATCCTAAAAATGCAGTATATAAGTCATTAGTATTAAAATTATTTGAATATAGCTTTACACCAAAATCCCTAATAGCATCCGCTACTAAATCCTTGGAAATACCATAATCTAAACGGTTATCCGCGTCAAATCTTGTGGTAATATTCTTAGTATATAACCATGTGTTATCGTACTGTTGAGCCACCATATCCACGAATAATTCATATTTTTCGTTATTTGGGTCAGACCTTAAATATTCGGGTATTGTGTTGTATAAATAATCTTGATTATTATTATCATACTCTGATGCGATTAAAGCTTGCCCTCCATAAAAAGAATTTTCGGGGTCGGCACTACCTAACCATGTTTTTACTATAACACTGTCTGAAGGCATTAGTATATAAGGAGGGGTTGTAGTAGATTTAGGATATGATGATGCAGACCCACTATCGTAATATAAAAAATACTCATAACCATCAAAACTTGTGATTATTTTTTCAATATTAGTTGATAACTCGGCTTTACTAGCACTGTAAAAAGCATCATTTAAGGGTAAAGAATCTATCTGACCCGTAGTAGATTGTATTAATCCTACTTTATAATAGAAATTTTCTAAACGGGTTTGTGCCGAACTAAATTTAATAAAGTTATTATAATTTTTATAATCTACGTTTATACTTATTTCTTTTCTACTTAGGAGATTTTTAAGTTGATCAGAAGAGCTAGTTACGTTTGAACTTAGTAGGGTATCATAGTTAAATAACTGTGAGGATTCACCTGTTTGTTGAGTTATTGATATACTATAATTTGGACCCTTAATAATTTGAGAATCGTTAGGAGCAAAAATTATAGGTGGGAAGGTTACACTATAGGCTTGAGGGGAAGAAATTTCCTCAACTACCCATAAAGTATCTTTTAAGTTAAAATTAGCAGGTAAAGGTTCATATAACTTAACTAATAAAGAAGGATCAACTTCAGTTACTGTATCTAATTTTAAGTTATTAGCTATTACTTGTTGGTCACCCCCAAAGTTAAGTAAAAAATCTACAAAATAATCAGCTTCATCTCTATATCTTATGAAAGAATTTGAGGAACTTATAAGTAAATCATTAGGTATAGTCGCACTTTTTAATCTAATTTCAGTCCTATCACTACTAATTTCACAGATATAATACCTAATAAACTGGTCTGATTCTAATTGTTTTCTATAAAAATTATATGTGGAATAAAAAGTACCTTCATCAAAACCTAAATCTTCTAAGTTACCATCAGGGGATAAAATAACATCCCCATTTAATACATTGTAATCTCTTTGGTCATAAATTTCTAAAGTAGAATTGGGATTAGGAAATATTAATTGCTCCGAATTATCATATACATAATACTCTATGTAATCAGTAGTAGGGGTGAATGTAGTATCTAACCTTGAAGAAGATATTAAATTAATATCCCTATCTAAATATTCTTGATATTCAAATGTAGTAGGATCTACAGGATTGATTGTTATACTATTTAATTCTTCCATTAATTAACTATTGTTGATTGTTGAATTCTTGATTGAATTTCCTTAAAGGCATTACCTTGAAGATTTTCATCTTCTAGGGAGTTTAGGTCAATACCCAAATTATTTCCTGATAAGGTTTCGGCCATATCAATTTGAGATTGTAATAAATCTCTTCTTAATTGTGTTATTTCTGATTGTAATGCGTTTATAATGGCGTTATCTGCTTCAAAACCAATATATTCTGTGCTTGTTGTGATTAAGTATTCATGTGAGTTTATATTACCGTAAGAGGGGATATCGTAAAATAATTGAGTGTAAGTTTCAAAAAATTGATCTACAGTAATTGAAGCATTAAGTTGTTCATTAACAGAAATATTCCCTAACTGATTAAATTTTGTATCAATTATTTTAGGATATCCTGTTTTTGAATATACTTCTCGTACTAAATTTATTTTATTATTATTCTCCATTTTATATCTATCCGTTAACTACTTTAAAGTAGTAGTTTTCATCCATCACTATGGTCTGTCCATTTATGTTAGTCTGTATTAATATACTATAGTATCTTTCGGGCTCCAAACCACTCATGTAAACAGTAAAAAAGCTTCCAGTAGAGTCACAACTAATGTTGGTAAATGATTTATCAAAATTTATTACAAATTCATTAGTATCTAAATCTTTAATTGCATAAAGGGATTGTGATGGTAGGGCGTAATTAGTTGTATAAATAGAGGATGTTTGAAAACTACGTTTTGGAAATTCAGGGCGAACATTTAGTCTAAAATTATTTATACTTTCACTATAAAATATACCCGGGTTGTTGTCCAATGCTACAAACAAATGTGGGGTATCTATTACACTTAAAGACCCAGTCTCATAAACAGAATCATCCCATTTTATTTCTAGTTGAGGGGGGTAAATAGTATTAGTATCAATAGAGTAATAACTTAATTGGGGGGATATTGATCTTTCTGTTGAAAATTCCTTACTGTCTTCCCATTTAATTATAAACCCTTCATTTGGTATTTCAGTTAAACCTTCATTTATATTTTTAGATGAAGAGTACCATACCTTTAAAGCATCTGTTACATTAATATCTAAATCCTTATTGCTTCTTAAATTAAAAGATTGAGTAAATTCTAAAGAACCAACCCCATCATAACCACCTGAACCTGTAAACCAGGTTCCCCCACCAGCATTACTACTTCCAGAATAAGAGGATGTAACTAAGGGAGGAAGATTTAAAGTTGGCCATTTATTTGAACCTGAAAAATCTGAAAATACCCAGCTTGTTCCTGTATGATTAACGGGATTATCCATATGTTGCCCAGAACCATTATTCCATGAGCCTGATATGGGGTATACTTCAATTTTTGATTCTAAAATAACATTAGTTGCCTTAGCTACATTTAATTTTAAACTTCCTGACCAGTTATCCCAAGAACCTGTTACCTTAGATATTGAATCAATCACATCTTCTATTTCGGATTGATCAAACTTAACTAAAGATCTTGCTACTCTGGATACAGGGTTTATATCTGTAACGTAGTTAGCTACATCTAAAATAGGATCAAGTCCGGTGTTCATAGAAGGATTACCACTATATATAGAAGCATCTTGTGAGGGAAATAATTTGTATACAGCCATAATTATATGTTTACTACTCTTCCTTTAATGTCAGTGTTAGGATATTTTAATTCAAATATACTAGGGTCTAGAGATGGGAATATAGTACCATTTTGATTAGCCCCATCCATATCATAAGCCCAAGGTGAATATCCAGATAGTGTTCCTGCTATGTTCTCAACTGTAATTGTTCTAACCGTTTGTACTCCTTCTAGTGAATCTAGTAATACAAAAAGACTAGATAAAATTATGGGTTGGTTAATTTGCCATTTATCTATTTGGAAATAATCTTGTAAAGATGATATACACCTCTCAGTCACTTCATTATTATTAAAATTAGGATATGTTATTATTTCAAATTGAATTCCAAAATTAATTATAAAAGCATCTTTAATGCTTATAGTATCGCCAATCATTCGGTATTGATTAATATAAGTACGAAGATTTTCTTTTAGTGAATTAGAGGAAATTGTTAATTTGTTATTTAAATCATTAGTTAAAACATATAGTTCTAAAGTAGTATTAGAGCTTTCAGCATTAGGTTTTTGAGTTAAAGCTTTAGATACTACACCATATTTTGAAGGCATACTTAATGCTCTTACTAAATAGTCATCTCGAGTTACATTTCTCATTTGTGTAGAGAATTGAGAAATAGAATTCTGTCTAATTTCTTCAATTGTATCTCCATCTTGCCCCCCACTCGCCGCTACTACATTATTAGCAGCTATGGTATTAAATATATAGTTTGAAGTATTAGAATTTAATCTTCTTGTATTAAAGGTAATATCATTTTTATTTAATAAATTAACGGAATTTGATAACACATTCGAAACAACCCCACCTCCAGTATAATATCTGATTGTTAAGGTTGTATTAGTAGGTGATACACCGTAGGTATTGGTAAATATAAAATTAGTGGGGCTGTAAGCAGCCGTTAGTTTATTCTGTTCGAAAGGTAAACCTAAGCCTACATTCATAGAATTAGGAATAACATCCTCAGTGGTGTTTAAAGGGTTACCTGACCCAAATTGTATTTGTAATTGAGTAGAAGACAGAAAACGAGTTGCAAATCTATTTTGTACATTTTTAGTTTGTAGTAAAAATGGGGTATCAGTATCCTCAGAAGTTTTAGGACTATTAATATTAGTATTTCTTAAACTATCATATACTAAATCTTGAGCTAAGTAGTCTACTTCATACCACTTATTACCCTCTGAATCTATCACATCTATAATTCCCGCTATATTAGGGGATGATAAAGTTATAGTTTGAAATTCTTGTGGTGCCGAAAAACTGAAACTTTCAGTATTAATTTTCCCAGAAAATCCTTTTCTTGTTTTTCTTAATAGATAATATAGGGGTTGACTATCATTCATCTGAGCCACTGACACTTCCGTAGGATCATTTGAGCTAGATACTGAAAAGTTTACAGGATCTTCTATTGTAAAACTTATAGGGGATGCTGTTTGGGTTGTAATGACAGTATTACTAGGTATATTAACGCAGTAGTTATAATCAGGTTGGAAAACATCTCCTACCTGTATAGAAGGGAGTTGTTGAAAAAATTCCATTGTAGTTTCGGCTAAGCCTGTTACTTTAGGTTTATAACCGTACATATAGGCTAAATCATATAAATTATCACTTTGCCTTACATATTGCATAAAATTTTCTTGGACTTGATTATCCAAGTAAAAAGATAAAACATCACTAACATAAGCAGCTTGTTCTATAAACATCATTCCTGGTGAGGAGTCTGTAAAGTCAGTATAGGTTGTTGGAAAATAGGTTTGCGAATAATTAATAAGCTGAGACCTAAATTCTGAGAACTCTTTATTTATGTAATTTATATTTCTTTTTGTTGCCATTATGCGAAATTTAATACTATTTCATCTCTAATAGATGTGTTTACTACAATATAAGATAATTGTACTGTTATAGTATTACTATCTTCAGAACGTAATACATCTAAGTTATTAATTACTATATTTGGGAATTTCATTCCAACTTTAGTTGAAATATCCTCCCTTAAAAAATCTATATTTTCACTTACTATTTGCTCAAAAATAAATGCTCTTAAACCTCCCCCAAATGATGGGTTACCCGGTCTTTCTCCCGGATTTGTTAAAAAATAGTTTATTAAGTTATTTTTAATAGCGGTAGCTGTTAGGTAATTAGGGGTGAATACTCCACCTTCATTAAATGGTATATTAACTCCTATCCCTACTCTAGGTTGGGTATCGTTTGGAAATTGTTGTATTGCCCCAAATGCCATATATTATATTTTTCCTTGCATTATATTATTAATCATTTCTATAGATACATCTCCTTGAGGTAATTGACCATTTGGGCTTGTAGTATCCATACTTCCTACCATTTGTAAAGGTTGAATGTTTGAGGTAGTGGCATTTAGAGTACCGTTAGCTCCTGGTCTCATTCCATCCAGTACACTCATCATGTTTTCTCTTAGTTTCAATCTATCGGTTTCAGGGAGTGGTGAATATGATTCATAATTGTTAGATATTGGTGCCACTACATTTGTTGTAGGTGTAGACATTTGGTTTTCATAAATTGTTTGTTTAGAAGAACGTACTGCTTCCAATAAAATGTCTTTCATTTCTTCCTGTATTGCCTCTTTTACGGCTTCTTTTACTATTTGTTTTAATTGACTTAGTTTCATATAATTATAAATATTAAATTAATCTGCTTTTAAATTGTTTTGTTGAATATAAAATACTAATTCGTCTATTAATATTTGATCTCCGGCACTAAATGAAGGTTCTCCTTTTAATATGGTAATACCCTGAGAGTTTTTAGCTATTGCTTGTCTTCTAAAATAATCGTCAACATTAGATTTATCAACTACCTGCACAGACATAATAAACCCATTTACTTTAGTAATAACAGGATTTCCTTGCTCCGCTTGTAAACTGGATAATGCTAGTAATTCAGCATTTAATTCTATCATGGTTTCCCCACTATTAGGCTCTATAGTACATTTATCTATTAACCCATCAATTGCTTTTAAATATTTTAAAATTAACAATAAAGATATTATTAAAAAGACTAAAGAAATTAACAAAGCTTTTTTAGTATTATCTGCTATATTTATTAATTTGTCGATTTGTTTTTTTATATCTTCTAGCTTAGCTACTACTGAGTAAGGTACACCTACCCCTACAGGTGCTCCTAAGGGAATTGGGATAGATGAAATTAATATTTGTGATTGTTTTAATAAAGTACTCAAATATAATAATAAACCCGCTAAAAGAGTATTAGCTATAATAACACTATATATGTTATTTAATTGTCGTACTACACTATTTCTTCTTTTAATTATGCTTTTTAATACTTCACCACTAGGACAAGTTTCTTGATTATTAGAAGCCTGCTCGATTTTAGCTATACCAAATAGAATCATTAATTGAAAAGCTAATGGGAATAATTTAGTTTGTATAACAGTAGCCATACCCATTACTTTACGTCTGGTTGCATTGATTAATAGTTCAGTAGCATCCAAAGCGGTGTTTGCAGCTTTTTCAGATACAGATGCAAGTTCCTCTTCTATTTGTCTTAATGATTGTTTTGAGGCTAAATCTAGATTTATTAAACCAAATATGGGTAATTCTTGGGGTATTTCGTTATCACCATTTATTAAACTTTGTATAGCAGGTGCATATTCCTTTTCATTATAAAAAATAGTTGGTTTAACTAGTGATTTATTACCTAGTGAGGGTAGAGTGGGTATTGAAAATTGAATTTCAAATCTACCTTCTTCATCTGTTTTAGTAAAATTGGGGGAATTGTTATCTTTTATAAATTTATATTCTCCTTTATTTGCATTTTTCTTTTCAAGTAGTTCCTCAGCTGTTCTTTTTACTCGAATTACAGGATATAAAGTAAATTGAGGTTTTACTTCAATACCCTTTAAGGGAAGACCTGTTTGTTTATCATATACCCTACCAGTTGTAGTAAAGGTTTGCATCTCAGGAACATATTTTTTTAAAACCTCGGCCGATGCCTTGTATGATTTTACATCACTATTAATCCCTTCGGATTTTGCTATAAGATTTTGACCTTGTTGTGTCTTTAAGAATAATTTCCCTAAATCAAGTAGCATGTTTTCTGTAAAAATAACCATGTTAATTAAGTTTTACTTGTTTAGACAAAAAATTAGGTGTTGCTTGCTGTATCCCCTCTAAAGTTTTTATTAATAGTTCTGAAGCGGATGCAGCAATAGGAGTTGATGATTCTTTAGATAGAGCTAAGCATAGATTTTTTAACGTACCTACAAGAGCATCAAATTGAATAGCAAAGTCATCACCTCTAATAGAGGATTGATTTGCATCTTTTTTACCTAAAGATACAACACCCTTATCAGCTACTAAAGTTACGTTACCCTTTAAGGATTTTAACCCCATATCTTCTTTAGATTCTGCAATAAACGATTTTTGAGCTGAAAATATTATACTATCAACTGTTGTATTGAATAAAAGCCTTTCTGAATTTAGTATTACTTGAGGTGTGTTAAAAGATTGTGGGGATATAGGGGTTTGTGATATTAAATTATTAAAGGGTATAGTAACTCCTTCACCTACGTTTTGTGTTGCCGTTGCAACTCTAATAGGTATTTTTTGGGTAGAAGTTAAATACATCGATGAAGGATCAGTATTTATATTTTCAACTATATGTTCAAATCCTTTTGAATTATTAAAAGGGGATTGACCATTTTTAAATATAGTAATGGGGTCACCATTTTCTCCTGCAGACGACCAGTTGTTTTGTAGTCCGTTATTGTTGGAAGTACTTCCTAATCTAATACTATTACCAAATCTACCTTCAAATATACTATCCCCCGCAAAAGGTAAAATAGGGTGAATGTTCCCTTTTTCTATGAACTTACCCCCACTATTACCATTTAGATTTATTGATGTTATGGATTTTGATATTTTTCTCACACTACCTGCTTGTATATCAGCATTACTCTTATTCATAGAAGGTGATAATGTTATATCATTAAAATACACATCAGGGAAGGGGTTTGCATGTTGGTTATTCCAAAGCGAAAAAGTATTTAGATAGTAAAAAGTTTTAGTGTTGGTAGTTTGAGTATTTTTAGTAGAAGGTCCTTTAAAAATAAGTACCATTTCATTTACTAGTGGAAAAGATTTAAATTGTCCATTACAAGGAGTTGCAAAGGTAGTATTTTCCTGACTTTTAGTAGAAGGTAAAAGTGATTTAGTAATTTGTTGAAATTTTATAGAGCCAATCCCACTCCACCCCCCTGTAATAGAAAATATTTCTGAGTCGCTATTTATAGAGATATCAAGTACTCGAGCTACAATAAAATCACCACTATTAAGGTTAGACAACTGTGAGTTGTCCATATTGGATGTTGCCGAGTTATTTAAATATGATATGCCTGTTTTTAACATTATTTATCTTTATTGGCTTCGTAATTTTCATTAAGTTTATCAAGTTCAGCCATTAATTGATCTTTTTCAGCATCTGTTATACCTGAGGCATCATCGCTGCTTGAATTGTTAACTACACGTTGTATAATAGTAGCCATTTTGATTAGCTGTTCATCATTACGAACACCTATTTCCATATATTCTTTAATAAGGGGTACAAGTAGAGTTGCATCTCCTATATCTTTAATAAGAGGTTTTAATTCTGAAATAAGCCCCCCAATTTGTTGTTGTTTGGATTTTTGATTATTATATATTTCACTTAATATATCTGAAAATTTTTTATCACCAAATATAACGCTATCTAATGCTCCCATAATTTTTATTATAAATATGAAAGTAGAAAGGAATTAGAATTTAGCATACCCATTTTCTAAAAAAGGTATGTATTGTTGTTTAAAAATAACGTGTAACTTATTAGCTATTTTGGTAATTTTAGGAGTTTTTACATCAACTATCTCACGAATGTAAATATAAAGTGCTTTTTTGTTAAATATCTCAATAATTTCTCTTTTACGAAATAATTCTAATATAGCATCCGCAATTTGAGCATCATTCTTTTTTGGGAAAAATGTATAAATGTTTTTAGTAACATGCTCCAAATAGATTTCAATATATTTGTCAAGATCTGTTTTGACTTCTTCGTCACCAATTTTACAAGTATGGGTCGAGTTTTCATCCATTAATATATCGATGGGTACTTTTTTTATCTTTTTAGAATAATTCTTAGTGGTATATAATATTAACCAACGTTTTACTATAGTACCAAAATAGGAATACGCCTTAGTACCTCGTGTTGGGTCAAATTTATGGATCTTTGATAAAAGAAAAATAATTATCTCATGTTGTAGGTGTTCTAAATTTTCTACTTCAGTGTGATAAAATTTAAAAGTATGAATGATATTTTGAGTAAGTTTAAAGAATGCATAGTGGATTTCTTTATCGTATATTCTACTTCTCATATCAGAACACTCAGTATTATTATATAATACAATAGCATTTTCAGTATCCTGGGTGAAGTAATTTTTGCTCTTAGGTTTGCGTGTTTTTTTTATTTCCTCCATTATTAACTTTTTCTAAACTGTAATAAATTATTTTGAATATCTTTAATCTCATTGAAAAACCAACCTATTTCATCATCGCTTTCAAAAGATCCTTTTTCATCTATTTTTTTTAAACGGTTATTACTGGATGTAATGTTTTCTTCTATTTTATTAAGAAATTTATTTTGGGATATTACAATGTCCATTAATTTGCCGTATTTTCGGAATAAGTTAAAGGTCGTATATCCTAAGATAACGACCAATACACCTAATATAATAACTATTTTAAGTATCATAAGTATTTAATGCTTTTTAATCTTACATTGACAAATGATATTTGTTTATAAGGGGGTTATGTTCTACCGGTAACATACAACCCCTATTTGACGTATCCACATTATTTTTAATAAGTTATGTGATAGTATCTAACATATTCATTAACCCTACACTACCTACCTTACTAAAAGCTTTAGTTTTAATTGTTGGGTTGGTTTGTTTAGATTGTTCTGGTTTATTTAAAACCTTTTTCTCCTGCTTAGAAAATTTAGGCAACCATTCAATTTCAAATTCAATCCTTGCAGCCATCATATCTGCTTGGTGTAAAATGAAAGGTAAAGATGTACGAGGTTTGGTTTCTGGCATAAATCCCTTTAGATATTTTTCATTAGCGGGGTCATATATTCCATCATGGGTTTGGATTGCTACCATCTCATTAAAGCTATATTTAACATCATGCTGTTGTAGTAAAAATAATCCTCTATCTGGAACCGATGCAAATGGTAAAGCTGTATTAAAAGTATAATCTTCCTCCAATTTTTCTTTACGCCATTTATCTGTCTGAGGTATATATGCTTCATGTTCCTCGGAACCCATTTTACCCAGATCATGATTTATTGCTGAAAATACTAATTCTTCCTTAGTAAAGGTAGACATATCACAACCAAAACTCTCCCACATATCAGATGTGGCTAATGCGCCCCTAACAACCCTATTGACATGGTCAACATATCCTCCAGGAAATGCCGAATGATATTTTTTATGATTGGCCGCGGGCATTAGTATTACACGGTCTTCAAATTTTTTATAAAAGTCAAGTAATTTTTGTTGTCTAGGCTCTGCTATATAGTCTGAAATATTGCCTAAAAATTCTTCCCAATTAGATTGGATTTGTTCTGGTGTAAATATCATAACTTATTATTTTTAATTTAACTAATTGTATTATCCTGCTCAACCATTGATTGTAAATCCTCAACAACCCCTTCGGTAGATTCAATTTTTTTAATAAAACTTGAAACGGATTCTCTAGAATCACTAGTCATACGTTTAAGCTCTATTAGAGTTGATGATATTTGTAATAATTTTTTCTCAAATAAATTTTTGTTTCTCATAGTTATTGTTTTTATTATTTTATTATACAGTAAAGGTACGTAAAGTTTCTTTAATATCCTAGTTATTTTAGATTTTATTTTCTAACATTCTTACTTTTACTTCTTTTATAACCATTTCTATATCTTTAACGGTCACTTTATATTTTTTAAATTTTGTTTTTTTATCTTCGTATTTAATACCCTTTAAAGTTAAAACCACTTTAATAAATTTCTCCTTTTTTTCTTTAGATAACGCCCTAAAACCCTCTTGGTAAGACCCTCCATTAATAATTTCTTTTATTATGTAAAAGACATCACTCCATATGAAGGGGTTATTACCCCATATTACAGGGGCATTACCCCATTTGTGAGGAACCTTAGTTTCATTAAAAGGCATATATTAATTAAAATCTACATAAGTAATAATAGGTTGAGCACCCGCTGTTGCCGCAATGGCTTTTACATTCCATGTTAAATCTGTATAGGCCGCAATATGTGCAACAGGTCCTGATGATAATGAAGTTCCTGGTGTTTGGATACCTACCCCCGCATTCGAACCGAATTGAGGTGTTCCGTTAAATTCAAATTCTACAAACGTTGCTACAATCGAGTTAGCTACTACTGTAAGTATTAAAGTTTTCCCTGGTATTCCATATGTCTGGAAGACGGCTGGTAGAGCATCTGGTAAAGCTGGTGCAATTTTTGTTAGTTTAAGTGCAGTTAAAGTTGATATAGCTTCCGAACTTCCCGCTATGGCATCAATAGCAGCGGTTGAAGAAAATATAGCTGCTTTAGCAGTAGAGCTTGATAATAATAGTGGAAATGCTGTTGTATTTTGAATAAGAGATACTAGTGTGGGCGTATCATTTGCTAATACTCCAACGGTAATAGGGTTAGCTAGAGCTATTCCTAAATTTGGGCTATTAGTTAATAAAGTTAAGGCCGAAGGCACACGTGTAATAGCTTGTATAATAGGTAGAATATTTGCTATTTTAGCCATAGCATCCCCATCATCAAATATATTTTCAACTGAATTAAAATATAGGGCTTTATCTAAATCCGCTATACCTGTTATTATATTAAATAAATTTGATTCTAAAGTAGATGAATTACTAATTAAACCTAACCAAACTGCAGAATATGATGAAACTATTTTAATAGCAGAGGGTATGGATGATACTATTTGCCTAGCTTCATTAGTTACTTGAGATAAAGCTATTGGGCTTTGTGATAGTAAATTCATACTTAAATCAGAGTTTGCAAATATATTCATGGCCCCAGATGATGTTGCAATATTTTCCATTGCATTTGTACTTTGTACTACAATAGCCATTGTTGGTGCACTTTGAACAATAGCCATCATTGCCCTACTACTTACTGATATTTCAGCCATAGCCACAACGTCCGCAATTAAGGAATTCATAGAACTATAATTACTAGGATTTCTACCCGCAAACAATGCTGTTATGGTTACTATATTATTTTCATAAAATGAACTTTCATAAAATAACTTCCAGGAAATTGAGTTTTCTATTACCGTAATTAAAGCAGGTAATGAATTTGAAACCATACTCATTGCTAGGGGACTTAATACTACAGCTTGAGCAGCAGTAGAATTATTTATACTAGCGGCTGCAAAAATAGAATTAGTTGCTCTAGCACTTGAAATTATAGCTGCTAATGCAGTAGGACTTGCGGCCAAACTTCTAGTTTCACTTCGCATAGCTAACGCTTCAAGAAAACCCGAGGTAGTTCCTTCATCAGCTAATCTTTCTTCTAATTCCACGCCTAGTACCGATGTAGATTTAATAGCATTTAATAATCTTCTTGTTGTTAATCTCATAATAGTTTTAATTTATATAATATTTATTTTGTTGTAAAAAACATGCTAAGTCTACTTATTTCATCCTCATCTAGTTCATCTCTAAGATGTCTTTCATCCGTAGCCCATGAATCCGCTAGATCAGGTGCCGCTAGATTTAAAAGCCATTGTCCAATAGGTAAAAGACTTACGGGGTCAACAGCTATAAAAGAGGTTTCATCATCATCTGGTTCCGTAAAGGAATCTACAAAAATTAAAAGTCCAATTCCCTCAACTATAACAGAATCATCCGAAGAAGGTAATGGAGGGATGGGAGTCCTTAATGCCCCTCTATCTTCATAGGGTAAAGTTTCTAATTCAGTTAGACTTCTTGCTATAACTAAAGGACTCCCACCAACAATAGATTGACCATTTATAGTAGATAAATCACTAATATTTACTTTTAAATTTAAAGCTAATATATCTGCCTCACTTAGAGGTTTGGATAAATCTGAAGTGTTATCTACATTATTAAGCTCATTATCAACTTTATTTTTAGTATCAACATAACTATCAGTTAAGTTATCAACTGAAGTTTTTGAAGCTGCTACAGCTAAGGTTTGTGCTGTTGCGGCATTGGATATGGCTAATAAAAGTTCTTCTGTAGTTGGCATATTTTATAATGTTATTAAATTTATTAATAGGGTTTGAGTAATCAACTGATTAGTTACAACCCCAAACAAGGGTTCAATAGCTTTATTTTCAGATAAAACCACGGCTTCTGCTATTCTACTATCAATATTATTTTTAGATATATTAACGCTGGCTAATAATTCTGCGTTAGTTGTTTCTAAGGCTATTATTGCTTCTGGTATTGTTAAATCCATATTTCATTTCTTAGATTAATAAAATTTATTTGATTAAGCATTTGGGTATTTGCCTTATATATTATGTAGGCTTCTAAGTTTTCAATACTATTTAGGGATAGTTCTAATAAGTTTCCACTCCCATCATATAATATATTATCAACAACTTGTATTAGTCTCTGATATGTATCTTGTATATTTTCAAATTCTAAATTATTTTCCATGTGTTATAACTTATTTTTTCTGATTTCCTGTATTATCCCTCTATTAAATTTACTTATATCTGATGATGGTATTTTATATTTATCAATTACTTCTTGTAACATTTCTTTTATTAAAAACTTTTTAACCAAGGGTTTTAAATTCTTAATAGTATCATCGTTTATAGCATCATATGCTTCTTTAATCGCAATTTCAAATATAGGTAAAGTATTTAAAATCTTAGGAGACTTAATAAGTTTGTTAGGGTTATTAACTTTTACTACAACTTTTTTATCACTAATTAAGGGTGAAGTTGTTTGTATTACCTCTACTCTTACTTTTTTACTTACATCTACTATAAAGTCATCTTCATAAGGTATAAAATAAGTATCATTATCCACTATAACTTCTAATTTCATTTTACCTTTAAGGTTCTCAGATAAAAATTTTAGTTGTCTGATATCTATAGAACATTTACCATCAGAATCTATATTACCTTTAAATAATAATGAATATTCATCATTTTCTAATATTAATCTAGCTTGGGCATTTTTTAAATCAGCCCCCTCTACCATTACTTTACATTCGAAAATTTCAGACTTATCTTTGTATAATGTGTACATGTTTTAATTATAAATATTGAAATGGAAAATAAGTGTACATAAAATGGTAAGGTTGTTCCCCCCATTCCCTATCTCCTTAACCCCTATTCCTTATTCCCTTATTCCCTTATTCCCTTATTCCCTATCTTCTTAACCCTTATTTTCTAATATTTCGGTATAGCAAAGGTATGTAAAGTTTCTCTAATATCCTAGTTATTTTATATATTTTTTTTAAGATTTATTATAGTTAGCAATTGAGCGCATATTATATATTGCTCTGTATTCTCAAAATATTGAAGTGCTTTACTTAAAGTATCTAAGAGGGGTTCACTTTTAAATTTTAATATTGCTTCTAAGTGGTCTTTATTTTTCAAATCAATTTGCTTTATATAAAACCAAGCTCTATTATAAACCGCAAAACTGGACGATGTTTTAGTTTGTTCAACATCATAATCAGGATTATCTTTTGATAAAAACTGACTTAATTTCCTATAAAATATTTCGTGGTTTTGTATTAATTTAACAAACATACCTATTTTAGTTAATGGGTCTTCTATTAAATCTTCAAGTAGTCTGTTTTTAATATCTGAACCCTCAGAAAATAGGTCAAAAATTTTATTGGCATCTATCATGATTATAAATATACATTAGATATCCATCGCATCCAAATATTTTTCAAGGTCTTCCCTGATTATTTCTAATTTTGAATATTCACTTATTATATCTATTTTATTTGGGTTAGATGGGTGGTAATCCCACATTTCCTCCATCACTTTAATAGTAGACATTAAGACATTAATTAATACATCTCTACCATCAGAAGATGGTTTGGATAGATATAATTCTTCATTTAGGTTAACTCTGTCAGTTGGCTTAACTGTTGGTATTACTCTCGGCTTTCTTTTGTTCATTTAATTTAATTTATAATATATTGATTCATCTTCCATGTTTATAGTTTGCCAATCTAAACCCGCTCCCATTAAATTATCAACAGCCTCAAATTGTTTGCTCATTACAAGCCAATCAATGGTTTTCTTCATTACTATTATTTTTCCCATTATATATGTTTTAAAAAAATTATACTGTAATTTAACGTAATATTATTTTAAGATGCTATATATGGCACATACGAGTATTTACGCGTTAAAACACGTTAAAACACGTGTTATTATGTGTCATTATGGCATATGGAGTAGGCAAGGTTTCAATCCACTACTATTTTAAATGATTTTTCTATAACTTCCCTAGGACCTATATCATTATTAAAAGTAGTTTTTATAAATATCTGTAAAGTATCACCTATCATCTCATTATCCAAAAATATTTGCTGTCTAGGTTTATAATTATATTTACTGTATGTACCTAATAAACTCTCAGCATAGGGGCACTCCCAACAAAAATGTTTAGGAATTTGATACCCCGAAATATTTAAAGGAGGACTTATTTGTGCTATATCTGATAAAGTATATTCAATATTTCCTATAGAAATTGGAGTATTAAAATCGCCTCCTGTAAACCAACTTAGTACTGAGTAGGTAGGTACTTTAAAATTAATACTATCAAACACTACCCAATAATCAGAATCATACTGTGTTTCAATTAAGGGAACACCGTTAATTTCTGCATTGATTTCATCTAATTTCCCCTGAATTGTGAAATATCCTAACCCATAATAAAAAACATGCCAATATCCATTAACATCTTGATAAGTATTAGGTTGAACTAATGTATCTATATAGAATTCAGAATTGCATAACCCATCTACACAAACTGATTCATTAATATCTTCGGGGCTACACGCCCCAAAGGTACATAATAATAATATATACTTAAAATTATTCATTATACTACAAATTCTAAAGCTCTTGAAAATAATTTTTTATTCAAATCATGATCTTGCTTAAAATTCTTAATAACTCGAGCTTGACGGGTTTTACCATTGGAGGTATTATATTTAAAATTTCCTTCAATAATATTCTCTTGAACTCTATTAAAAACTTCCCATAATCCCATTCCTTCATCAGCATTTCTTTGAGGTATTAAAACATCATAAATAGCTGAATCATTAAATGAATTGCTAGATCCTTCAATTCTTATGTCTAAAAATGATTTCGCTAGATCAAACATCTGATCCTCAGATAATTCAATTTCTTTCATTTTGTTCATTGAATCAACAGTTAAAGGCAACTTTAAAACCATCTCTTTAATAACACCTTGTAGTGTTTCGAAATCGTATCCCATATGACGAACCTTAATATCTTCGAAGGTTTCGGTTGATATAACTAAACCATTCTCACAAATCATTCTAAATAAACCCGCAGTAAATTTAAATGAATTTTTACCATCATGTGAGTTAGTAAGTAATATTTGAGGGTAAACAGTATCTCCATCCTCTCCACTAATTACAACATCAGCATTTCTAAAAACAACTAAATGTTTTTGAAATCCCATAGTAGCTTGTGTTCTTGCAGCTACTTGTTTAGCATCTACAACACGCCATCCTAATAATTCCATATCTCCAATCACTTTATTAGTTGGAATGTGAGTATACTTTTCGGAAGTATCAGAGGATCCGGACTTTGTGAAAATACTAGGAGCTATTTTCTTTAACTCTTCTAAACTTTTGAACTCATTGCTTTTGTAATCTAACATAAACCTTTATTTTTAATTATTAATGCCTCGAACCATTCGAACACGTGAATATACGAAATATTGCCGGGGAAGCCAAGTCTCCTATGCATTATTATTAAAGATATAAAAATAAAAAAACCTTAAACTAACTTGCTAACGCTCCCTTAATAAATAAATACATATATACACAATCTCACCAAAATAATGTGGTTTATCTAAAATAAAGTCATATATTATCAATATGAATGATATAATAGAATTACAGGGTGATGATTTAGAACATTACGTGGGAATGGATAACCTAATAGTGATGTTTAAATCCGATGGGTGTGGTGCTTGTAGAAAACTCCTACCACATTTACGTAAATTAGAAAATATTCACACAATAATAATAGTGGATTCCCTAAAACACGTTAAGAGTTGCAAATTTTTACCAGGTGTAATTAAATACTACCCTACAATAGCATTTTTCAATAAAGGAGTTTATATTAAAGAATTAACACAGCACGACATTATTAACCAAACAATTTAAAACAACAAAATTATGATTACTATCACTTACACAGCCATTTTACTAACAGTTTTATTTATTTTAGAGGTAAACTTAGCTATTATCGTTTACTATAAGTTTTTCGGTTCAAAAACCAACATATACAATGGTAATTCTACGTCATCTACGGGATTTAACGATGTAGAAAAACATATCGTTGACATCATAAGTAGACTGGAGGATATCGAGCATTCTATTGAGAAATATGAGGAAAATGATGCTAAAATTATGCACTCGTTAGAAGAAAAAATTAGTCACATCCACACACTCTTGGATAATCAAAAAAATGCCGTGAATGCTACGGATAAAATGAATTCAACAGCGTTTGAAAACATTTTTGAACAAATCACGTCGATAAATTTCACATTATCACGTTTAAAGTAATAAATAAACCACAATATAATATGTTAGGATTTGTAGCAAGAAATATACACACACACGCTGGGGGTTATGTAATAGGTAATAGAGAAGGTGTGAAATTAGAATTTTATATAGGTACAAAACCAAATGCCATTAATCGACTATTTTGTAGGTTGCTTTTAGGTTGGAAATGGGTTGATAATTCTAATATCCTACCTAAATATCTGATAAAATATAAAACAAAAGGTGGAACCATCTCTGAAATAACTTTGGATAGTGAAGATATAGAAGTAGATTTAATGGAAATTTCAAAACAACCACTTTGGAATGGTTTTACATCTATAACCCAATTGAAAAAATAAGTATACGCAAGGTGATACGGCCGTTTCTCCTTACGTAAAAATTTTTTGAGAGAGATTTTTTGGGTATTCTGAATTGATTGGGTTTTGGGTTTTTACCAAACGCTAATGCGCGGTTTAGAATGTGGGGAGTGTAGTATATTTGTATATACTTCCCGGGGGTGTAAAGTTGTACGAGATAGATTTGTCACCATCCACCATTTTCTACGCACGCCACGTTATATACGGACAGCAGCGCGCATGGATATACACAGCATACGCCGTACCGCCCGCCCACGATATAACCGTCCCAGTACGTTACACCCCCGTAATACATAAGGCGTAAGTACCGCCTCAGTACCCACGTCCATCCGCATGCATTACCACCTTAGATTTCTTATTGTTATCGTAACATCGGTAATCTCGCCCACCGGTATTTTAGCTTTCGATTTAATGCCCATCATGTTGTGTGTAAACATTTTAATATATGTTTTGCTGATATCACCCACATTCATAGTTCCTCTTAATGAATTTATTTTATGTAGGGTTTTTACATGCATATATTTTTTATTACTAGATACTAGAAATATTTCCATCTCATAGTCAGTGGAATTATATCTAAACGACATTACATCTCCTTCATCCATAGTATCTGCTATCTTCTTAAACGATAATGGTGTTGGTAATGGGTTAAGACTTAACATATCTTGAGATGTATTTAATTGTTTGAATTTCATAACTTTTATTTTTTTATTAGGTGTAAATATACGAACTATACCCACCAAGTCCCTCACGGCTTGGTTTCACGTCATTGTGAAGCATCCCTACTCGCGACTACGAATATAGGGGGTTTATATTTGTGAAGTGCAAGGATTCGAACCTTGTGTCTGTACCTGTACGACTTTAACCAAACCACTTCTAGACCTGCAGATCTGTTATAACTTACGCATCCGGTATCCTAAATGCTTCACCTTATGGTGGGGGTGTGTTGGGATCGAACCAACATTCTTCAGTTACCATTATTCAAACTTAGTTTTGGTTACTTTCCTCGGCCGAGGTTCATAACCATTTTCCAGTACCGCCACGTGGAGGCGTTTGATTGGTACCGCTGAGCTTCGTTATTCCCCTTTCGGGTATTCTTTCGTACTTTACTCTAGCCTTATCTTAAGTTGACTATTTCTAGCTTATTATACAATTTATTTTAATTCGTTATCCCCTACTGCCCGCTTGGATACGCTTACGAATTGTATTATTATACCTTTATTTTCTTATTAGGTGTAAATATACGAACATCATTTGGCTCAACCAAGTTTATTTGCATTTATTCTTAATAATATTTTCATGCGGTAATGGTGTTTGCTCTAAACGTATAAACGCCTCGGCCATTCTATTATTATCGGAGTAATAAACATTTCCAATCCGTTGCATCCACTTGTTAAATTCATGTATCATAATATTATTTATTTAGTTAATTTTATATGCTGACATTATTTCTCTATTTACTTTCAATCCATCGCCCCTGTTACCTGATATTACACCGTTTACGAGCGATATCGCATGACCTCTTACTGTGATTAAAAAATTCCCGGTTGGGTTTGCCTTAACAAACTCCCCTACCTTCATTGGTATTTGTTTAATCTGAGTACTAGTAGCAGTTCTATCAAAAATGCTGTTGTATACTTTAACCTTATGCTTAAGTCCACGTGTAACACCCAGTCTCACAACAGACTTATTAAATGCGGTGTGGATGTAAGGTAAATACCTATCAACGTATGTTCCCATCTTGTATTGGCGTAGCAATTTGTTTTCACAAAAATTATGTGCATCTAAATAATCAACCTGAAATGCATTCATAACCGCTCTAACAACGCAATCATTATCTTCGGATTTACATAGCATTGCTGTTGCTTTCTCCACTCCATACTTACTATACATTTCGCTTGACTTGCTCATAACCTTTATTTTTTTATTAGGTGTAAATATACGAACAATTGCCGGTGCCTCCAAGTCCTATCGCATAAGCATTTAACAACAGGACATGAAACATTCGGTCTCGCGCGAAGTAGCGGGTATTGCATTATTCACATTTGGAGGCGCCAAACATTGTGAATAAAAAGAATGTTCACATGTAGCAATAGAGTATACTTCAATTTTATTGTGGGTAGGTTGTGGATAATGCATTGTTCATGTGTGGTTCGTATATATTTTTAGAGATTTCGAAGAGTGGTTGTGTGGTGTGTGAATGGGTTAGCGACACGCCTCCACCACTCCACATACCATCCCTACTGCTTTCCACATGTCATATCAATTTACACTCCCACCACCACCAATCCACCACCGTTACCCACACTTTGAATCGTTGGACACCCTTACGTACCCTTACGTACACCTACATGCTCTACATACTTATTACTTTTAATATATCATTTTGTACACCCAACATCGTTGCCTGTGCTCGTATTCCATACCCACGCATTAATGTATTCGGTATAGCTAGACTGAAGTTGATGCACTGATGTACCATTACTAATGCATCGTATTGTTTGTTGTTATCTGATATTATCCCATCTCGACTTATCTCCAGGATTACCATTGCCAGATCTTTTAGTGTTGTTGTTGCATATACTTTTTTATATATTTCTACTTCACTTATCTCGCTAGTTCTTTCAGTAATGCAATACTTTGATAAAACATCGTTGTAGTAAATACCCTTATCCAAAATCATTTTACCAGATTTATCCGCTTTACAATTCCAAGCCAATATAGTAAATACTTCATTCCATACTTTAAGATTACTTTCCATTACATATTTTTTATTCTAACATTATAACTACGTGTTGGTGGTTGTTTAGTATCCTCGTTTTTAATTGGTCTACTACGTTGTGGTTTCAATGTAGACATCCATTCTACTAATTGTGTCAACCGTTGTTTTGGGCTTGATTTACTCATGTGTTTTACCGAATTTTAATTATTAATTATTAATGTTGTTTTGTGTGTGTATTATTCTTTCTTAATGCCCTTAAAATTTTTATAGTGGTGGCTTGTAATTTTATCAACCATACACTATTTTCTGCTCTCCAAGTGGCATCTGCAAACCATTGGCTTTTATTACCATTAGCAAGTATATTTAATTTTGCTATGATTTCTTTTCTATTCTTCTCCATAATGTTCTAATTCCAATATTACTAATATTAGCCATATTAAGTTAAATATATACGTATTATTTTATGTGGGTTGTGTTTAAAATGTTCTTGAAGAATTGATTTGTAAAAGTCATTTTTCCCATAACCTCTTTATTTATTCTTTTTATATCTTCTAACTCCCTCACCTCATTACCATACCAATTCCACTCTTTTTCTGCTAATGCCAAACGAATTTTTTCAGTAATGGCAAGGTTTTTTTCAATAAAACGGTCTATTTCTGGGTTTCGGTTTTGGTCTAACCAATCCGTAATCATATTTCCTTCTGTTTTCATCTTAATTTCTAACTAATTCCATTCCAATAAAAAGCCATTTAGTATTTCAAATGAACATCGGTGCTAACATCAACATTTCTTATACAATGCGTTGTGTCGACATTAAAAAGACCGCACAACACAGAATATAAATAATAAAAATTACTCAATCTGTTCTTTTAATTGTTTGTTCAGTTCATCTATTAACCATTGCCATTTTTTAGTATCGGTTTCTAATAATGTCAATAATTCATCAAGGTCATATAATAACATAACCAAGTTAAAGTCTAAAGGTAATTGATCCATAAGCCGTAATTTTTACTATTCATATTCTAATTTGTTAGGCACAATGCTTTAGTATCATTCTATCACTATGATTATCTAAGTGATGTCAATTATGTTCGCACAACGTACCCACAACAACGGGTATAGTTAATTTTTAACTCTAAGTAGCTCTATAATTAGCCATTCCTCTAATTTAGATAAGTCACAAGTACTTCTTGGTAATACCTGGTTTTGTTTTGCGTATTCTTTCAGTATTTCTACTGCAAATTCTGCTTCTTCATTCATATTTTTATATTTAATCCGTTAAAAATCTAACCATACCCAAACCGTTATAAAGAATTTTTGTCAGTATCAAAGTAAAATCCAAGCACCCAAAACCTATAAAAATAAACTTCATTATATATATCATAATAATTTTGTATGCAAAGCACCCTATTAAAAAACTTTGTATTTCCGCTCATGATAATATTTATTAACTTATGTGTAAATATACGAACCCTATTGCGGGGAGCCAAATATGACATGCATTACTATTTTTAATTCTCAAACATACTAATCCATTCATTCATGGTCAAATCCCAATTTGATTTTTCTAACCACATATGTAGTGTTTCGTTCATTAATGGTGGGGTTTGTGATTCCGTATTATCCTTTAAATCAAGTGGATGTGTAATAAAGTGTATGTATTTATTAGAATCTAGGGGTGTGTAGTGGAATATATTTTTTGCACTTTTTTTAAGTGTTTTAGCGTGGGTTTTACTTATCCCTATTATAGCTTTTAGTTTGGGGTGTTTAAAATAATCTTTACATTGATTTAATTCATTTCCTTTATACCAAGGGTAATACCCATCTTGATGCATCCAAAAGTATGCCTTATCAAACGAGATATTTACATCTTCTAGATGTCTTATAAAGTGTATATAATTACATCCTATTAGTATGTTATAGTGATCTTTTACTCTTAAATCGAATGCTTCATTTAAACCTCTAGGACCCCGATTTGATAAAAGTATATCTTCATTAACCCATTTGATACCCCATAACAGTTCACTTTTAACATTACCAGCTACTGTTACATCATAACCTTTACTTTGGAGTTTATAGGCTAATTTAATTATAGAATACTCGCTATCATTAATCCCACCTTCAATCCAATTTGTTGCGTTCCACCTATCATCATAGTAGCCAGCCCATATCAAAACACTTTTATTTATCATATTAAGGTTCTTCAAACTCTATATTCTCGTCATCATCTAACATTATATAGTATTTTTTAAATAGGGCATCGTCTTGAATTAGGCATTCTTTACATATAACCCTTCTGGAGATTGTATTGGCTAATTCATCATAAGCTAATAACTCCGATTCCCAATTTTTACCTAAATTTAATTGACTCCAATCACTATTTTCCCCCCACAATTCATCTCGGCTAATATCTTTATATTTACAATATAAGTCTATTTTTTCCTCTAACCATTCTAATATGGGGACTTGAGAAGCAAAAACCTCTGGTAATCCTGTTGATTTGTGACACCAACTACAAGTGTTAGACTTCTTCATATATAACATCGGGGATTAGGGAGCATATCAAAAACTTATTATCTTTTTGAAATACTCTATCACATCTTAAGTCGTGAACATACATCCCTAAGACCTGTTGATGAATGCTTCCATCCTTATTTTGGAAGTTAGAAATAGATATTTCGTCTACTATTCTATATGCGTTTTGGTCTTTGTATATTATGTTATAGTTCATATATTATTTTTTGGAGGGAGATTATCTATCTCTTGTTGTAGTTTTTGAATATTATATTTATTATTACCTAAGAGTGGGTTTTGCTGGAGTTTATATGCTGTTATTTTTAATCTTAGCTCGTCCAATTTTAGTTTTCTTTCATCTGGGTTCATGTTATGTTGATTTAAGTGATTATATTTTATGCTTTCCTCTTTTGGGTTTATATTCAAATGTACCATCCATTATTGAAGATCCATTTAACCCCTTCTCCCTTTCTGCCATTATTTGTCTAAACATAGGAGACTCAAATTCACAACCTTTATATTCTCTAACTTTTCTCATTATACCTTTATTTAATACGTTAATATACAAAAATAGTAGTGGGTATCCTAATGATACCCACCCTTTTTTAAATAATTTTAAAATATATTATTGGTAGGGTTTTAGGAATCTACTAAAATGTTCTCTTAGGTCACTAAAATCCTCAGAATTAATTGAACTGTATTCATTATAATTCATCATTACATCTTCTTCATCAAAAGGATTTATATCTCCTTTTATAATATCCTGTTTATGGGTTTTGTAGAAACCATTAATATCACTTATTGATATCTGATTATCCCTTAGAATTTTTACAATACTACCTAGGGCATTTGAATCGGTTTCGCTAATTTCTTCTACATAACCATCTGATGATTCTCCCATGGTTTTTTGTTGGTTTTGATTATCCATTCCAGTATTCAAATAATTAAATACTGATTTGACAAAATAGGGATCTTCACCTATTAATCCTTTATATAGATCTAAAAAATCATCTAGAAATTTACGTTTTGTAGGTTCTTGAGATAAGTCTTCAATACGCCTTTCTATATTATCTTCAATATCATTCTCACGAATACCTGCTTTTTTTTGTGATGCTTCAATTGCTAAATCCACAGCTTCACCTTCTTCAACATTATTCTCTCTAGCATCTTTTTCTTTTTTAAGTAGAGCTCGCATTTTAATTATTTTATCTCTATCAGGGTGAGCATCTAATCTATCTTGTTCCTTTGCATTAGAAAATTCGTCATTACTCATTCCCTCTGATTTATTTGTTAATTTATATCTACCCATTATTATTTTATTTTATTTATTATAAATATATAGTAATTAAGTTAAATTATATTTTTGTTTATACATCTCTATTATTTTACGCCCCACACCTATATCTAATATAATTGCTTTTGCTGGGATACCTATTAAATTACTAGTTGATAATATATAATCTATATTCTCGTTGTTCCAAATTTTCATTTTGGTTTTAGAGTTTAAACGGTCTGAGGTCTTAAATACCATCACAACAGGTTGTTGACTATATGCTTTTCCCTTTTCAAGTTTTACTTTAAGTGGCCTATGTCCCTTAGGTAAGGTATATTCTACTTTATAGGCACCCTTTGAACTGATAGAATTGTCAAAATGCCAAACAGACTTATAACCTAGTTCAGGTTTGGATGGTACCTCATAAAAGGTTTGAACCCACTTATCTAATACAACTGGGGGCTTTTCTGCTGGTCTTCCTCTTTGTTCTTTCATAACCTTTATTTTCTTATTAAGTGTAAATATACGAACAATATTTGGCTCAACCAAGTTATATTTAATAGACTTTTATATTTTAGTTAATTTATACTTTACACCTTCTATTTCTACAACCTTGCCTTCACAGGTTTTGTTTGTATTTTTGAATTTTTTTTCGGTTAATTTTTTACCATTAATGAAGTATAATTTATCTTCATCTACATATTCAACAGCCGGGCCATCTTCTCTGTGAAGCTTATCATTAATATAATACCATTTATCTCCATTTGCATGCTCTACAGCGGGTCCGTCTTCTCTATGAATCTTATCATTAATATAATACTCTCTACCACCATCTGTGTATTCAACAGCTGGTCCGTCTTCTCTATGAAGTTGACCTTCTAAATTGAACCATTTTGTGCTATATTCTGTAACTACTACTTTATATTCTTTCATAACTTTTATATTTTAAATTTTTAAAACATACTCATATAGGTTGGTTAGGGTTAATTAAAGGAAAGGTGTTGTCGGTTTACCTCCTGAGTCAACCCACCTTTTTAATTCGTTATAAAGAATTATATCATCTTTAAATTCATGAGTCCCATGTTTTCCAATCATATATAAAAAACATTTGCCAAACCATATTCTTAATGGTCTTGATAATTCTATTAATTTACTCTTGATGTATCTTTTCATACCAATGTTATTTTAGTTATTTTATGTCTTGCTTTCTTTCATGTATATCGTAATAAAATGAATTACTATCCTCTGTTACCCACTTGTCTGATTGGTTTTCTACTGAAAGAAGCTCTGTGTCTACCTTAAACTGTTTTAGGTTGTCAGGAAGGTTTTTTGTAACCCAATTGCTATCTCTCCAAAATATCCTGTTATTTGGCATACACAATAAGTAACCTTCATCCCCTTCAAATACATGGCCACATTTATAGTCAGATGGCTCATCACTGTATGGATTGTTAAACCAATCTACTGTAAAGATGTAAGTACCCCAAACCTTTGTACCATCTCTAAGAACTATTTCTGCCCTGTGGAAAGCTAAAAACTCATATTCTACTATGGCAACGTTTTCACTAAAGCAATCCCATAGCTGTTTGTAGTTAAAGGGTATATCACTTGTTGGCTCCTTTGCGTATATTTCGGATAAAGGAACTCTACTTCTAAGCATTCCACTATCTGTCATAACGTGGAACGTAAGTATCTTACCGGAACATGATTGTATTCCAAAAACATAAACGTTATAAAATTCTGTGTTATCTTCTTCTAGCTTTGTAAAATAGGATTTTCTAACAAATCCTTTGAAGCTTGGGATGTTTGCATTTAATTTCATAAATTTATATTTAATTTGGGTACTTGTACTAATCTACCATTCATTTTAATTAAAATATTCCCATTATGGTGGGTACCATAACATATTTTGCGTTTCCCACCATAAATAATCCAATCTCCATTTTGTATATTACATATCTCTTTTACCATCATATATGTGTTTTAATGTTGGAAATCTTAAACTAATACCACCTTTATCATTTTTAGTTTCACTAAAATATTGTACACAAATTGTTTTACCCATAATACTTCCATCCATATATTTCAAACGTTGTTCTTGTGTAAAACCACTGCCAACTTTTACTTTATATCCTTTATGTTCAATATATACTTGGGATAGCATTTGCATAGTAACTGACTTGCCATCTCTAACTACTTCATGGTTATCAATATCAAAACCAACCACCTTATATTCATTATCAAAGAATTTTTTAACTTTAACTAAATTTTTAGTTCGTTTACCCTCATAACCAACATTCTTACGCAACATAACACCTTCCCAACCGTTTTGATTAGACATTTCAGACCAAAGCTCAAAATGATTATTATCTTCTATTTTGACTTGCTCGGTATAACGTAAAATGTTACTATTATTGTTTCCTGTAAGTGCCAACCAACTTCTTATTTTTTGTAATCGAGTCTTTAGAGGTATATTACCTTTAGCATTATCAAAATCAATATTATCTAATACATCAAATATTATATAAGCGGGGTTTTGGATTTGATGGTCTTTGCGTCTTAATTGTTTCATAACACCTTGAAAATCTTCATTACCATCTTTATCTACTAAACAAATTTCTCCATCAAATGTAATACTAGTTACACCCGTTGCTTCTATTGCTTCTTTTACTTTATCTAATGTGGTAAATTCTTTACCTGTTCTGCTGAATAAGGTACATTTTCCTTCTTCATTTACACGAGCTAAACATCTAACACCATCTAATTTTCGAGAAGCAAACCATCCATCTTTCCACTCACATTTCCCATCTTCATATTCTTTTGCTAATGCAACGGAAAATGTTGGGATTAAACCTGGAACACCTTTATTAATACCTTTAGCACCAATTCTAATATCTAAATCTTTATCAATGATTTTATAAATCAAATCCCAATCAATATTAGATTGAGCAAATCTATTTACCAATTTTATTGCATCATGTCCTGTTACTTCCCGAGTATTTAACATTTTCAATAGTGAAAGTAATGGAGTAGTATTGCCATAAGCTACCAATTCACTATTTTTTAGACATGTTTTACTTGTGGTATAATATTGTTTATACGGGTTGTACGTTGCTTCTAGTACTTCGTGTATAAACGTCGAGCTACGTGCTATAATGGCAGATTTCTCGGTAGAGCTACTAGTAGCTCTCATTTCTTCAATAAATAATTTTAAATCAGTCATAACCTTTATTTAATTTAGTTTTCTTTTGTTAGATAATATAAAGCATCTGTTATTTTTTGACAACGTTCATAATCTTCAAAATCCTCCATTATTTCTAAATTTGCTTCTAAAGTCTCAATCATATCATTGCGATCTATTATAACTTCATAGGTAGTATCATTGTTTTTTGTGTAAATAGAAATAACGGGTATTTCCTCAGTAGTAGTATCAAGATTTTTCAGAGCAATATCTACTATTAAATTCGATAAGGATTTGTTATCATCTTCAAACATTTCTTCCATATCCTCTGAGTCTTCAAATTCTAGATAATGTTCGAATTTAGAGCTGGGGTGTTTTTCTTCTTGGAATTCTAAACAGATTTCGGTTTTCATATTATGTTCTTATTTATGTGTAAATATACGAAATATATATGCGGTATCCTACCGTTTGTGGCATTAAAAATTATCTAAGAAATCACCTTTTAGAGGTTTACCTTTTAATTTCTTGTATTTTTCATCATCCCTTAAAGATTTAGTTGCCAATCTTTCTAGATGTTTTGATTTTTGGGTGTCGTAATCATCTATAAAATGATTATGTTTTTTATTCTTCATTATATTCTACTTATGTATTGGTTAGTATCATCCATATCATCTCCATCTAACCCTAATTCTTTTAGACGTTGTAAATGATAAGCATCAACTTCCCACTCTATTTTTTCAGTGGTACCATAATGTTCTTGTTGTGATTCTATTTGCTTTTCATCCTTTTTATTGAATATATCACCTACAGAAAGAAAATAGTGATTATAACATAATAATTGAACATTAGTTAAATTGTAGTTATTACTATTTTTATCTCTAAAATGTAAAAGTAAAGGTATTCTATAATCTAAAACTCGTCTTTCTTTAAATTTACATATTGAACATTCTTCTAGTATGTACCCCTGTTCTATAAGAGCATACTTTAGTTTGTTAGGGTTAAAATGTGAAGCTGAAATCCTTCCCTCAATTATCTCAACCATGTGAGGCATTTTTTTAGGGCCTTTTAAGAATTTAGGTACCCCTACCCCAGCTTGGTTTTTGTGGGATTCGAATAGGTCATATAATTTAGCCCATCTTTTATAGTGTTGATACGAGACATGAAGATATCTTGAAGCACTTAAATTTGATAGTGTTTTTGCCTGAGCGGCTACAATTTGGGATTTGGAAAGGGGTTTAGCTGCTGGCATAATTACTCGTCTTTAAGGGTAATAATCTTAAAGGGGCCTTGTAAATTTTTATCATCTTCTATGATATCTACATCTTCTTTAATTCTATTATTCCTTTTATACTCCTCTTCCTTAACATTTAAGTAAGAAGCATAATCTGAATCCGACATTATTATGGTTTCAATCCAAGTATGGTCTCCTTCCCCCATTAGTACTGTAATGGCCTTTTGGGGTTTATTACCCAGCCCTGATTCTGAACATGCAACACAAAAGGTATACTGATATTGAGACCATCTCAATTCAGGCATATCCTGGTTACATTTATTACAAGGGATCATTTTTAGGTTCATATTTATAATTTAATTTGTGGGAATGTACGTAACAGTGTTGATATATCCTAGTAAAATTTAATGCTTTTTTCTAAAGGATTTTAATTCAATTCCTTTTTCTATATTAGAATATCTCATATTTTGTGACTCTTGCCTTTTAACCTGTTTATTATGTTCTATACTAAATTGTTCCTCTAATGGTAAACTTGCAAATGTTTTATACCCCGTAACCATACCGTGAACTGGGTGTCCTGTCCATTGTATGTCGGGTGTATTTTTGTATATTCGCTTTTGTTGGTCAGCCCAATTCACCCAACCTTTTTCATTTACATTCCAACCCCATTTTTTAATATGTTCCGGAGTTATACCTTCTACAATATTTTTACGGGGAATAACTAGCATATCAATATCATTTTCCTCTAAAATAGATTTTAAATTAGTTATTAAAACCTCATGTGGTATTTCGTCAGCATCTATTTGAAATATGTATTCTCCATTACATTTAGTTCCCAAATAGTTTTTATTATCTAGGAAGTTCTGTTGAAAATCGAATGAAAAACTATTAATAAGATGTTTATATTCTTCTAGTATTGCTAAAACTTGAGGTGTTACTCTATTTTGATCATATACTACTACAATTTCATCCTCTTCATCTATGAGGGGAGTTATAAAGTTAATTAGATGTAATAATTCTTTATGTTCATCACAACAAGTGATACCGTATGATATTTTCATATTTATTTTAGTTTAGGTGGGTAATATTCCTATGTAACTCAAAGCATCTATGTAATCACGCTCGTTGAATTTGGATAACGTAGACATATCCATTTTGTATTTTGGTTTAGAATCATCTGAATTTAATTCTTCTTCGTTTAATACCGCTTTGACTGCCGACCAACACCATTCTTCTTTATTATTTCCTGAAGCGTAAACCATCCCCAATTCAGGGATATTTATAGTATTGGGAATCCATATTAACTCAGTATTGGGGTCTAACCATAATAAATCTTTATATATTTCAGGAAGTAGGCCTACCTGCTCCTCATAAAAATCGGTCCCAATTTTCATTAATGTGTTGGTCCAAAAACCACACGATAAACTCATATATTGCGTTATATCTTTGCTTACCTCTATTTTGTAACATAAATCGCCACCGGATTTTGCACATTTAATTATTTCATCATGGTTTGCCATATTATTATAGTTTGGGTGTTATTAATTTTGGTAAAGATAATTTAACTTCTTGAGGGAAAGGGGGGATATGTAGGTCTAAAATATTTCCTACTACCGCTTTCATAGCCCCAAATGAAAAATTTGTTTTTATGTAATGACCGTGTTTTTTACTTCCTATTAGGTGTTTCTTGTAATTAGTATAAACATCCCTAAAAGCATCCATAGAGGCTTTATCATCAACCTTAAACCAATGTGTTTCTTTTAGTAACCACTGGTTAGCTGCACTATGGTGTACCGGCTCTAAGCTACCCGGTAATAAAATACAATTTCCAGGAGTTAGAAAATCGACTTGACCTGACCAACCTGATGCTATTATTGGTTTTTTGCTTATACCAAACTCTGCTAGGGGTCTACCATAACCCTCACCCTTAGTAAAACTAACCATCGCTTTAATTTTGGGGTGGTTATATAAATCATTCATTTGTTCATCCGATAGACCTCCATTAAGAATATAAATATTAGGTAATTTAGTGTCTGATGGGTATTGGTTTTTAATAACTTTGATTTTTTGTAGTAATTCTTCCCGACTTAAATAACTATTTCTCCCCACACTTGATTTTAATATTAAAGCAGGTGTTATATTTTTGTTCTTAAACGTTTCAAAGAAGTTTCTTACTAAGACTCCAACATTTTTTCTATCATGCCCTATATCACCACCCATCCAATGACCTACAAATAGGAAACAGAATGATTCTTTAATTTCTTCAAGATTTAAATTTACATCCTGTGGGGTTTTGTAAAAATAGGTATCTAGGTCTACTCCCTCAAATACTACTTCAATTGGTTTTTCTAGTTTGATTACCCCTTGAACTGTATTTGTAATCTTATCTCTCTGTTCAAATTTAATACTTTCAAATACTTTTTTGCTGTGTTGGGATGATACTAAATTAATGTCCATTTTATTTAACCCTTCAATCCAACTCACAGCACACCCCGTGCTCTCGATTCCTGCAGTACATCCTATATTATATTTACCTACTGCTTGAAATTCACTTGGAATGGTGATTTGCATCCAAATATCAGGTTTAGATTGTAGATTTTGAATAATTAGTGGTTGTAAGAACTTCCACTCGTCATGGTTATCTATAAAACCTGTTGGGGTGTCTCCCCACTTTTGGGATAATAATTTAACATCATATTTATCTAGTTCTATTATGGATTTTATGAGATCTCTACTTCTTCCTCCGTAACCTGAGTAGGTATCTACTGGTGAACTGATTATAAAAACTGGTTTGTTCATTAATATATAACTTTATGATTTAATGTTCTTCCTTTATATTCGGTTGCATTTACTATTTCGAAATCCTTTCTAGGTTCCCAAACTAAAAATAATTCTTCAAATGCTTCCATTACTCTTTGTGCTTGATGTTCGGCTGTAAACCCTGCTTCTTTACCTATCGCCCATTCTCTACCTTTTAATCCTTTTTCTTTACGTTCTTTGTCTGTTAACTTATATACCTCTTCTATTCTTTTAGATGCATCTTCCCAAGTACATCTATCATCAAAAATATATGGGGTTTGAGGTGAGCCTTGAATTGATCTTGAAGTAGGATAAACTGGAAATGCCCATTCACCATGTTCTTTATAAGTGCCCCTGTGATTAGAAGGTATATTAGCACTAGGAGTGAACCATTTTCCTTTGTCATCAACAAATCTCATTTGGTCTTGCATACCTCCTGTTACATTAGCAATTATAGGGGTACCTGTTAGAATAGCCTCCGTAATAGTCAACCCCCAACCCTCATTAGAGGTAAGTAGGATTTGCACATCAGCTAGGTTGTATAACCAATTTAGTTGTTGTCTTGATAATTTATTATGAGAAAATATAATATTTTTTTCATATTTTCCACTAAATAAATATTCGGCTACGGCATTCAAATCTGTCCCGTGATCTGTAGATAATTCAGTATGTAGTATAAATCTACATTTATCTGCTTTTTCTTTAGGGAGAGAATCTAAGAATGCTTTAAAAGCTAACATGGTATCTGGGATTTGTTTTCTGCGAATATTTCTAGAGTTAAAAAACATTATAAAATCAACATCCTCACCCCCTACAATATTATTTCTGAAATTAATAAATTCAGTGTATTCAGTGTTGCTTTTTGTTATAGGATAAAATTGATTATGGTTTAACCCATGTGGGATATATTTAAATACCCTTTTGCTATTATCACAATCTTTTAAAACTAATTTATTGATGTTAACAGTCTGTTTTGAAATACCCATCAATAAATCGCAAGCCTCATAATAAGGTTTGTTATACATGGGAACTGGATAATTATCCCATATATTTAAATAAACTAAGGGACAATGTTTTCTAATTTCATCTTCCATATTAAAAATATGTCTAAAATACCTTGGATCTGTTATTAACATTACAGCATCAGGTTTTTCAATTGATAAAATATGTTGTAGTTCTTGGGGTTGAGCATATCCTTCCACACAATATAGAAATACTGATGAATCTTCTATTCCAGCTTCCTTATTTATAGAGATTGATATGTCTAGTTTTTTACCTTTTTCGGGGTGTTGTATCGCTCCCGCTACATTTACCCAATTAAAGTGGTGGGAGGTATGTATTACAATTTCTTTTGCAATGGTTGCTACTCCAGAATGCACTCTGATATCGTCACAGACTAAAATTATCTTCTTACGTTGATTTTGCTCAACGTGATGAAAATGGGCATTTTGAATGTTAGGCATATTTATTTATTATTTGTTTAATTTTACTTAGGTTATTATATTTCTATGTTTGTTTGATTGGAGATCTGCTTTCTAAAGTCCTCGTTTGTTAAGTATAAAAATAGTGCACGGTCGGCAAGTTTTTGAAAACTAAATTTTCTTCTTACACATTCAACTCTAAATTCTTGAAATAAATCACTTTTCACTTTGACACTAGTTAGTATCATTTTTTTTTCGTCTGACATAATTGTTATTTTAAATATTATTATTTACGATTATACATATATATAACTATATTAAGATACATATTATCGTTTAAACACAATTAAGAGTTATGTTAGTCAAATAATTTTCCGGCACCACATAATTCATCATGAGAATAAGGACAAAACTTACAACCCCACTTACTTGGTGATTTAGGGTATTCTTTTTCTTTAATTTTTCCATTAGAATTAAAACATTCATTGATAAAACTATTAACTGCTAATTTTGCTCTATTTAATTTTATTTTACCACTAGGGGGTGTAAAGGTTTGCACCCTATAGGATTGGTGTGGTGATCTCAATTTATCATCATCCCAATCTAATACTTTTCTTTTTAATATAAAAAACTCAATATCAATCTTATCTAGAGGTATTGAGTATTGTTCAGAGAAATATTGTTTGTATAATAGTAGTTGAAATTGTTTATTCTCATTCTTTTTATCTTGATCCCCCCATGATTTAGTTGATGTCTTTATATCGATTATCTTAAATGTATCTGTTGGTTCGTGGTACATAACAACATCTAAATACCCCGTATATAATACATTATTCGACATTTTATTAGGGGGAATGATAATAGGTATTTCACAACCTACTAAATAGGTTCCTCTTTTACTAAAATATCCACTTTTTTTCTTCTTAAACCAATTTAGAATTCCAATACCATCTTCAAAAAACTCCCTCATTTCCTCGGCATTAGAGAAATGATTACCCTTATTGGCCTTATATTGTTTTTGGTATTCCCCTATATACTTTTCTCGGAATAATTCTTCAATATCTATTTTATTTGCTATAACCCCATTTTTGTTGTACATAACATCCAAATAATGTTGCATTACCTCATGAATTGCACTCCCAAAAACAGTATGTATACTAGATGTAAATTTACGTTTCTTGTCCTTATATTGTAATTTCCAACGATATTGGCAATCCCTATAAATTGACATTTGGGAATATGATATATTCTTTTGAAATGCATAATTAACCGGTGTAGGTGGGTTATTCCTAATATCTTTTACTATTTGTGGTAATTTCTTAGCCATAACCTATAATTTGTCTTTTTTACTTCGATTTTCAAAAATTGATAAGGGTCTAGTATTAGTATAATGGAAGCTACCCCCCTTACTAGTAGGTATAATATGGTCAATTTCCCAATACCCATCCTTACCATAACTTTCCCAAGTCATTTTTTCATCAAATTGATTTTCTAAATATTTCTTATATTCCTCAATATTACAACCTAAATATTTTTCATATGAACCACTTTTTCCACCATTTAAAACCCTTCTAATGTAATGACTTACATTTTCTTTTAAAATATAATTGGGGTTTGTTTTTCTGTAATCCCTCATATATTCTCTTCTAGTTTTTCTATGATGTTCTATATTTTCTGTTCTCCACTCTTTGACATTTAGTTTTTGTATTTCTTTATTTGTGGGGTTTTCTAAGTATGATTTTTTATATTCTTTAATTTTTTCATAATTTTTTTCATTGTATACCTTTGAATTTTCAATTATTGTTTTTTTATTTTTTTGATAGTGTTTTTTATGGGTAAGTGATATTTTCTCCTTATTATCTTTATTATACTTTTTATTTCTTTCCCCACCACATAACTTACACTCATAAGCTAAACCATCCTTAGAAATTTTTAATTTATTAAAGGAACTTAAGCTTAAATTTTTATGACATTTAGTACATATTTTATTTTTCATATCTATGTTTTATTATACATATGGGGATTTTGTCGAAAAATGATAGGTTATCACCATTTATCTTTCCCTACTAATAAAGCTATTAAAGCATAATTTGAAATATCCCTCCAGGTATCTTCTATAGATTCATCTTCTAGGGGGTTGGTGTGGTTTTTAACCACCATATTTTTTAACCTATTCATTTTATCAATCATCCTAATCCATATAGAGGTTAGGGAGAGTTGTTTATCTTCTTTATTTTCTAAGTTACCCCCTAAGGAGATATTACCCCTCCCATATGAAATCATTTTCCGTGAAAATAATTCGTATTGCTCTTGTTGTATGTTTTTAAACTCATTTGCTAATTCTGGATATTTATGTTCAAAATGTATTGTCGTCTTTGCTTCGTCACTTAAAAATTCTTTGGGTGAAAACCCAGTACCATTTGGTAGGGTTGTTGCTGGTGAAAATCTCTCATACATACTTGGTAGGGTTGCTGATGTTGAAAATGTCTCACACATAGTTGGTGATCCAGTAGTTGGGAATGTGTATGTCCCCCCTGTTAAAGAATCTCTACTTTGATTTTTTGCGTTCATAATTTCTCTATCACTCATAATTTCTTCGTATTTAGTAATTGAACTACCCATTGATTTGTGTTGTTTTAGTAAAATATTTATGTAAGGTTTCCAATCTATCATCCGCATCTACTAACATTGAAAGTGCTTCTTCTGCGTTTTTATAAAAATCTCCTGTAGAATGGTCACCTATTCCAACTGCATGTTTACCTAATAAATCCAGGGATAACATTGATTTTGCTTTGTCCGCTTCTGCAGATGATAATAGCATTTTATAAAGTAGTGTTGTCATTTTAACAATTGTTTAAGTTCCTTTTTATCTATACCTCTATTCGTTAATATACGATTTATTTCTGTGGTATCCAATAATTTTAAGTATTCTGTTATCTCCCTTGATGAACATTGAAAGTGATCCCTTAAGTGATCTGCTAATTGGGTGTTAATTCGTTTAACTGAAGATTTAATGTATTTGCTCCAATTGTTATTTCGGGGAATAAACTCCTTATACACATTATATATCATAACTTTTTCTAGGGTAGGAATGGCTTGTGCCATATTAACTACTTCTATATATTGAGTATTTTGAGACATAAATTTATGTATCATGAAGGCATTAAATAAATCCCATTCAGCCTCAGTAAAGGAGGATGCAGGAGATTTTTTTGAATTTATCTCCTTAATCCAACAAAATATATTTTTCATTTATATAAGTTCATCCTTTAATTCTTCCCTTAACTCTACGGGTATACCTTCTCCTAGGATTTTCATTGAAAGAGGATCATAAAATACAGGGATGGGCATAATAGCATCACTATCTGTTCCTGCTATAAATTTAGAAATTTTTCTTAGAATTACTCCACTTACGAAAATACTCCCACCCTCAGAGTTTAAAATTCCTGTGGTATTACTTAAATCTATATTTAGTTGTGGTGTTGATTTTTGGTTCATAATTATTTATTATTTATTGTTAGTTTTTTGATTCTATTAAACTGTGGATGCAACTTATTATATTAATTTCTTTATCTAAGCGAAAATTAGCCTTATATTGATGATCATTTATTAAAATTGCTGCTGTACCCATTTTACCTGGGAGGTATTCCTCTGCATTTTCAAACAAGTATCTAAATAAATCCTCAAAATCATCAATATTTGAATTAGCTAATATTTGCCTTATTTTTTTAATTTGGGGTGTTTTTAATTGTAATTCACCTACAATAGCAGACATATAACCCGTTGAGATAAGTAAAGAATCATCAATCTTTAATTCCCCTCCAGTACTACTTGATTGAATTGTATTAAGCATTTTGCGTATATCAGGATAAAACCTGTTAACGATTTTTCCAATGGCATTTGGTTCATAACTAATGCTTTCAATATCACAAATATTTGCTATATGTTCTGCTACTTCTTTTTTTGTAGGTGGTATTATTTTAAAGGTTTGACATCTTGATTGTAAGGGGTCTATAATTCTTTCCACGTAATTACAGGTTAAAATAAACCTAGTAGTACGTGAAAATGTTTCAATAATATTTCTGAGTGATGCTTGAGCCTGTATTGTTAAAAAATCGGCTTCATCTAAAATTACTACTTTAATTGGTTTAAAAGATGCAACACTTGCAAAACTTGATACCTTATCCCTAATAGTCTCAATTCCTCTTTCATCACTCGCATTGATGTAAAGATAATCACAATTAAGTTTACCTACAATGATTTTAGCTAATGTAGTTTTACCTACTCCCGCTGTACCATAAAATAAATAGTTCTGTATATCATTGTTTTCTAGTTGGGCAGCAATTGATAATTTTAAGTTAGCATTGCCAACATAGTTATCTAAACTAGAGGGCCTATGTTTTTCGTTCAGTAATGTGTTTTCTGTATTATCCATAAATCAATACTCACCGTATAATGAGAATTTTTTTTCTATTGGTTTTTCCATAATTACTTCCTCTACATTTATAGCAAATAATTTTCCTTCTAAAGGTGATAGTTTGTAATCACCCTTAAACTCTGTTTTAGACATATATGCCTCGAGAGTATCTGTTAATGTTTTATATATAGTCCCGTCAGGTTCATCACTAACTAGCCTCCAACGATCTGATGGTGGTTGTCTTCTAGCAATAAGCATTGGGAATTCCATGATTTTAGTGTCTTCCATATCCATAATATACAAAAAATAAATGAGGGAGCCTAACACTCCCTCAATTAAATTATTTAGATTCTTCTACAGATGCTTTTTTATAATCTGTAACCAGTTTCTTGATTGACATAGCCGCAGAACGTGCTCTTTGTTGTGAGGATTTTGTAGTCCCTGAATTGTTTTCTGCTAAAGTATGAAAATGACCTTCCATTGCTTCAAAAATTTCTTGTTTACTCATTTTTATTATTATTTATTGATTAATTGATTAAGTGTTTACATCATTCCTCCTCCCATTTGGGAGTTAGAATCTAACATTCTCATTTTTTCTAATTGAGATGTTTTATCTTGAGTTAAAGTACATTCAGTTAATAGAACTGTTCCTGCTACAGAGGCGGCGTTTTCAAGTGCTAATCTCGTAACTTTAGTAGGATCAATAATACCTGCTTCTTTAAAATTTTCAACTTCAGATGTTCTAAGATTATATGAAAACCATGTACCATCATTTTTGATAATATCTCGTGCTAGTATACTAGAATCAGTTTTGGTAATACCAGCATTCGCTAAGATTTGCTCAAAGGGCATACCACAAGCATCATATACAATTTTTGCACCTATACTACCACGAGTAATGGCTTCACGTGCAACTAACAATGCTTTACCACCTCCAGGTACAATACCCTCTTCAATAGCTGCTTTTGTAGCATGAAGTGCATCATCAACTCTATCCTTTTTTTCCAACATCTCAGTTTCAGTTCCTCCCCCAACGTGAACAATAGCTACACCACCAACAAATTTAGATAATCTATTTTGTAGTTGTTCTTTTTCGTAAGGAGTTTTACTTTTTTCGATTTGCATTTGTAACTCGTCAACTCGTTTTCCTATTACCTCAGCATCTCCCTTACCATCTACTATAGTAGTTTGTTCTTTTGTAATGGTTGCTATTCGAGCTTCACCAAACCAATCCCAACTGAATTTGTCCAGCTTCATACCTTTATCTTTACTAAATACCACACCACCTGTTAGATTAGCAATATCTTCCAAAATAAGTTTTCTTCTTTCCCCAAAATCAGGAGATTTAACAGCACATACATTAAACGTACCTCTCATCTTGTTTACAATTAGAGTGGCTAGTGCTTCATTATCAATATCCTCGGCAATAATTAATAGAGATTTTCCTTGGCTAGATACTGCTTCAAGTATAGGTAATAATTCCTTCACGGTATTTAACCTTTGATCTAAAATTAATATTGAGGGGTTATCTAAAGTACAGGACATAGTGTTGTTATCTGTAACAAAGTAAGGTGACTTATACCCACGATCAAACTGCATTCCTTCAACGGTTTCAAGGTAAGTATCCCCAGTTTTGGATTCCTCTATATGTACTACACCCTCTAATCCTACTTTATTAATGGCCTGAGCAATTAATTTACCTGTTTCAATGTCATTATTTGCAGAAATTGTAGCTATCTGTTCCAGTTGATCCTCGGATGATATATTTTCAGATACATTACTCCTTAAGTCTGCTACTACTTCTTTAATAGCTCCTTCAATTTGTCTTTTAATTTCAACAGCATTTTCCCCATTATCTAAATGAGATAAACCCTTACGAATCATTTCCCTAGCTAATAAAGTAGATGTAGTTGTACCATCACCTGCTTTTTCGGCGGTTTTAACTGCTGCTTGTTTAATTAGTAACACTCCTAATTCTTCACTAGGATCATCTAATAAAAAAGCTTTAGCCACCGTAACACCATCCTTAGTAGATTGTGGAGCATCTTGAGACCCTCTAAATATTACTACATTTCGACCATTTGGTCCTAAAGTAGATACTACAGCATCTGCTAGTTTATCTATACCGTTTTGTAACTTTGTTCTGGCATCTTTACCATAATGAATTTTTGTTTCCATTTCTTACTTATTATTTAGTTATTTCTTGAACTTTTGCGAGCACCTGGTTCTCTGGCCCGATGTAGTACTCTACCCCTTCAAATGGTAATTTTGTGAAACCCTGAGTAGGGAGTACTACTTTATCGCCTATTTTTACTTGTGGTACTAATAGTACTCCACTGATAGTATACCTACCAGGCCCTACAGCAATTACTTCCCCAAAGGTATTTGTATCCTTTCCCATATCAGGAACGATGATGTTACCATAAACAGTCTCTTCTATTTCTATGGGTTTAACGATGCATGCATCATAAAATGCTTTTAGTTCTCTCATTTACGTATTGTTTTAAATTTAATGTTACTTGTTTATAATTTTCTATGTACTCACTTAAACTCTTGTAATCCTTATCGTGGGATTTTAGTACTGAAATCTTTATTAAGGCCGCTTCCATAGTAGGATGGTAAAATAAGGATTTTTCGTATGTTTTAGGGGTAGATTGTTTGGATCTAAAATGTGTTTTATCTGAAGTTACGTTCATCTTTATTGTATAACTATATTCATCTTTTGTAATGAAATAGGGTTCCAATAAAGGATCAGTAATGGTTTTAATAGACTTTCTTTTCTTTGTCATTTATAATGATTTTAATATTATACTTAAATATACAAACCCTAATATGGGGTACCAAATTCCTTATAATATTTAGTTTAACTCGTTTCGTAGTAGGTAATAAGTACTTTCTATATGCTCAGACGTGAATTCCATTTTCATCATACCACTATTTGCTATAAATAGTTTAGCGGTAGTCATGTCTTTGTTATTTTTTAATATTTCACTAAACTTTAGAGCATTAAACGGAAGACGCATTCCTTCTTCTTTAATGTTGCCCTGAATTTGATATGATATCTTATTACTATAATTATCTTCTATTGCCTCCGGACTAAACATAAATTCACACACTAGAGTTCCATTTAAATTTTCTGTGGTTTTAATAAGAACACTAGTAGCGTCTAATGCTCCTTTAGCTTTTATTAAATGAGATATATCATCGTCACTTAAATCCAATTCAACATCAAATTCAGGATCGGTTACCCAACTAGTTTTACCTATTGCTAAAGGGTCTGCTAAAGTATAAGTTAAATTAAAATTAGCATCTTCAATGTACATAACATTTTTTAATGCCTTGTTACCACTTAGACTCATTAATAAGTCACCATTAGTAATAGACAAAAGCTTAACTAATTTATCTGTATCAAATACTCCTATTTCACTATCTTGTACAGGGAATTTGTTTAATAAAGTTTTACATACTAATCCTTCACTTTGGGCATAAACGGTTAATGTGTTATCTTTAATTCTCCATTTAACTGATTTATGTAAATCACCTAGAAAATATTTAGATATTGTGCTTTGTAATAAGTTTCTGTTTATCATAATTTGTTTTAAATTTCAAAGAAAGAAAAATTGTTTAAATAGGGATTCAAATCAAGAGACCATTCAAGATCCCCAAAAAACCCTTCTAATTTATTTAGTAATATAGTCTCAAATACTATTCTACGGTTAGCATACTTATTTAAAAATTCTTGTATTTTTTCGGGTATATCATGGTCTTGAAATGCTAGTGATTCTATTTTATAGGGATTATCTCTTAAGTATATCCATTTTACTTTATCCGATTGAGTTATTAAGTCATGCTTTTTATCTAACTGCCACAATTTTAATAAATCATTATATCGGATAGCGGCCTTTACAGGAGCTGGGGCTCCTTTTAATATTTCGGTGAACATTTCCCCTGCTCTTGCATTTGTTCCACTATATTTACTCAACTTTTTAACAGATGTAGGATTTCCTAGTTTAGTAAGAGGGATTTCCCCATCAATTATTTGTTTTTTAAACACTTTAATTTGTTCTATAATATTATCTTTTTTTTCCCCTTTTAATACTTGTTCAAGAATACTATTGAAGAATTTCCCTAATATTGGAGGAAAATTAGCTTTCATAAATTCTAATCCCTTAATATCCAATATTTCTTTTTCTATTCCTTCCTGTTTTGTAATCCACTGGGCATATCTTCTAGTAGCTCTAAAATAAGCAGTACGAATAACAGCTTCAGTTTTCATCTCTAATCTATGATCCTTCACGTTAAAAACATCACATGTTATTCTACCATAATCATTATTAATTACTTCTTGATATTTTAGGGCTACTTTTTCTAGAATATTATCCTTTTCTTTATCAGTAAATTCCTCAAAATTGGGGTATAACTTTAACAGTAGGGGCTCAGCATGTATATAGATTGAGTCTGTCACGTGTCCGAGTACGCGACGTGGTTAACGTCAGTACTCGGACATATGTATTCTGGAACTTCTTGTAAGAATTTCATATTAGTATTTTTATTTAAAATGTTCTTTCTCCGGGAATAAGGGGTGTTGTTTTAGGCTTTTCACCATAAGAATCTAAATCATCTCTTTGTTTAATCAATATTTTAAAAGAACAACCATTTATTAAGCATTGCCCCCCTTGCTTTAGCATCTTTTTAAAAAATAAAGTTTGGTTTTCATTCCAGCTTTCACTTATTTCAATAATTTCCTCTTTTGATAGAATTACACCTTCTCTATATATAGTTTGATTGCTTCTAATTGTTTGTTTGTTGAGAGCCATATTTTTATTTAATTTATGCGCATTTTACGCGTGTTTAATGTATTGTCTATGTTAGTATGCCGTGTTATATGTCTAGTTTTATTCTATTATTTATAACGCAGTATATGTAAAAAAATATTATATATTAAGGGATTTTTTGAATTCCTCAGTTAATTCTTCACTTCTCACAATTTTGTTTATATGTTTGTTGACACATAGGGCACTTTCTTGTATAATTCTATGCCCAGAAAGGGTTATGGCTTCACTTAGTATTTGGAAATTCATAGAATAACGGAAAGAAGGAAGAGCGGTTGCGCCATAGAGTGAATTTAAGAGAATTTTCATAGTATATTGCATCCTATGCCAATGATCCCCATCTTCCTTATTTCCTACCTTATATGCTTTTTGCATCCTTTTTTTATATGTAACTCTTTCTTCGAACCATTTCTTTAGGATAGTTGATAATACAGATTCTTTGTCTGTTCTAAACATTGAACCATTAGCAGATATTGATAATTTTTCGGTTTCTATTATTTTGATTAATTTACTAACAGGAACTACTGTTCTTTGTTGTCTACCATTTTCTACTAATAATTCTTCTTTAGGGTCTTTTAATCTTAAATCATTAAGACCTAATCTATTATTACGATCATCTTCATCTATAATACGACCTATAAAAGTTTCTTTACCTATGTTTAACGTCATTATTATTGAAGGATATAGTGATACTAAATCTTCATCAAACATATATTTGTATAACCCCGCTTTAGGACAAAACAAATACCCACCTGCATAAGTTTCCTTCTTTTGAGGGTTCCGTTCCTTAGGTGGTGGTATTATATTTTGAGATAATAAATAGGCTGAAATAGCACCATCCTGTGTTTTGCTATTAGCATATACTTCACTATAATTATGTTTACCTTTATGAGATAAATTTTTAGTTAAAGCAATATATTGTAATTTTTCATCTAACTTTTGTAATATTTCAACGTCACGAAAGTTGTATTCAATAAATTTATTTAAGTCAGTAGAAAATAAATGGTCCAAATTTCCTTGATATTCAACCTTTCCTAAATTAGCGTATTTTAAACCAATAGCATCTAATTTCCAACTTGGTTCATCTTTCCAATGGTATTTTTTATGTAAACGGATATAATCTAAAGATTCTACACCCACAATATCTACATACTGGTTTGGTTTGTGAAAGTAGGGGTTATCTTTTTTAGCATTTACTTTATTAATAGGGGAAAGGTAGTCAGCGTATTCTCTCCCTAGAACATTACATATCCTATAATATAAGTAGGGGATGTCAAAGAAATCACTATTATATCCAACTAAGATATCTGGGCTAATGTTTGTAAAATGTTCTATAAACTTTAACAGTAAATCTCTTTCAGTCCTTACAGGTATAATTTCCTTACCATTAATCTCTTTAGGTAGTAATTCGTTTTTTTTATCTAATATTAAAATGACCCATTTATCAGGTGTTTTATCCCAATAAGCGATTGAGGTGATGGGCATGGGAGCTGTTTCAATATATTCTTCGGTAAGTGCTCCTCCTATTTCACACTCAATATCAAAAAATAATTCTCTATGTCCTGTAGAGGGAGTATCATCTGCTCCATATTTCTCAATAAGAAACTTTTGATAAGGAGGCATATCATGGAAATGTAAATGGGGGTCTGTTTTATACCAGTTAGGAGTTTTAAGTAAATATTCATCATTAATTCCTCTATGAGTAAATTGATTACTTTTGCATTCTACATAAGCACAGTTTGTCCACTCAATTTCATTATACCCTCCTTGGTCCCACAAATAAATTTTATATTTATTGTTTTTTATTCTAGTTGCGTATGCTTTTTTGTACATTATAACTTATTTATTCTAATATACCAAGGCTCCATATAGGAGCCTAGGGTTTTTTATATTATGGTACTAATTTTATACTAATAATCTTTGTCTAGCTCTTCTTGTGTAAAAAACTGACGAAGGTTGGGTTGTTTAAAATTAATAGACTTCATTACCTTATTATCCGAACTACGGTACACAACATATTTGTCCATTAGTTTTACATAATGACATTTTTCTGCTTGTTGTTCACTTCTTACCCTTACCGTTTCTTCAGCCTCGTATAAAGTAGAGCATATTTTAGACATATTAGAAGCTTGAACCTCGGCGTACCCTGCTTCTATTTTGTCTTTTAAACCAAAAACTAGAGACCCATTCCCTAAACATACATAAGTAATGTCTAACAAAGCATCTAAAACTTCAACAATATCTCCCTCTTTTACTGCTTGTTTTAATTCGTTTAATTCTTCATCTATGAAATCAATTACAAATTGAGCATCTTTGAGGTCAATAGTGGGTGTAGTTCTGTTTTGATAAGATTTACCCATTAAATTATTAAACATCTCTACTTCACTTATAAAAGGTATTGCTGCTGGGTTTGCTTGGGTAGAAAATCCAAAGTCTAATTCTGTTTGTTTTCCCATTATTGTATAATTTTTATAATTTTAGTTTTAACTATTTTAGTAATTGAAAAATTACTTTCTCCTTCAAAATCTTTAAAGACTTTAGCTTCAGCATCAGTGGGTGAAACTGCATCTACTAAATATTTCTCAATGGTGTGTTGGGTTCTACCCGTTTCATGTTCCATTGTTAATCTTACATCTACTTGCCAATAATTCATAATTTATAATTTATTTATTTAGTTATTTTAGAAAAGTTCTCTCGAATCATTACTGGCTTGGTTATAATGACCTTTTTAGGGTCAACTTTAACCTTGCCTAAATCTTGTTTTGGTGTTTATTTTTTATTTAGATAATCGGCCATTGGGACTGCATCTTCCCTTTCCCAAGGAAAATATATAAATTGATCTCCCTCATGTTCATTGCCCCATATGTTAGGTTTAAAAGTACTAGTGTGAGGTTTATAAAGTAAAACTGCTGTGTAAACACCTGGTGATTTTTCTAAGGTTTTTCCACTATCCGCTATGTCATCTATTACTAAAGTATTAGGACCAATAACATTCACGTAAGGTAAACCTGTTTGGTGTGATATCATTGTTGCGGGGATTAAACCTCCTCGTGTAATACCATGTACGGAGTCTACTGTTGGGGTTTCTAGTAGAATTTTATATACTATTTCTTTTATAAGAAAATCTATATCACCCCAGTTTAGTATTACTTTGTTATCTTTTAATATCATATTTATTTATTTTAACAATGCCGCACTTTTTATAGCATCAAAAAATTCAAACCTTACTTCGGGTTTAGTAAAATAATTTCCTGATAGCTTGGTTGTGATCATAGCTGCTCCTTGGTGGTTGGTTCCTCTACAGCTTACGCATTGGTGACTTGCTACTATTTGTACAGCAACTCCTTGATTACCTTCACATACTTTATCTACAGCCTGGTGGATAGCCATTGTAAGCTGTTCTTGAATAGCTCCGCGACGTCCAAAATGTTCAACTAATCTATTTAACTTGGATAAACCAATTACCCTTCCGTCAATACCAGCTATATATGAAATATGAACTCTACCTAAAATAGATTCGTGGTGGTGGGAGCACATACTTGTTAAAGGTATGTTACATTCCGTGATAAGCCCGTCATACCCATCAGAAGGGAATGATGTGATAGCTGGTGGATTATTGTACCTACCTGCCCACTGCTCATTAACATACTTTTTGGCTATGCGTCGAGGAGTTTCCATTGAATTAGGATCATTCTGCCAATCACATCTTAAGGCTGTTAAAAAGTCACCATAAGCCTTAGTAGCATCCTCAATCATATATTGTTTTGATTGTTCAGATAATGGGAAACCTTTAGCAACACCATTAGCAAAACCTGCTTGTACCACTTCTAATTCTTCGTGGATTTTTCTACGTTTATTCTCCATTTATATAACTTTCTATTTTATCTATTAAAACTAATACTTCATCAGGATACATTGTTATAGCACAACAAATGTTGATGTTATCTTTTATTTCTCCTAATATATTAAGTGCTTCTTGCTTATCCAAATTATTTGTTGTATTTCTTACTATTATTTCTTCTAGTAGTCCATTTTAAATTCTTTGGATTACTAATTTCATAAGGTGTTAAACCTTCTCTAAATCCTTGACTTCTAGGTATAACGTGGTCAAGAGTTGGATATTCGGCATGTGTTATAGGTAACATTAAATTATGTAATATATTCTTGCCGTCAATATAATCAATACCATCCCAATCTCCAAGTAATTTTACACGCATTTTACGTGTTAAATCATTACATCTACGCCAATATTGCTTCCATTCAGCTATATCCCAATCAATAATGTTTCCATTATCTTTTCTAGTTTGGATTGATTTTTTCCAAGCATTTTCATCCCAACTTTCCCTCATCTTAGCTGAGCGTTCAGCCATTCCAAATTCTTTAGGGTGTGTATTCATTCTTGAACCATAACATTTTTTACTACAAAATATATTATTACTACTGGGTCCTACTCTAAAGGATATATCACAAACTTTACAATTTTTATAATTATGCTCTTTGGCACGCTCAGCTTGTCTACATTCTTTAGAACAATATTTTTTAGTAGGGTAAAGAATTCCATCTCTCCAATTACCTTTTGACATTATGTAATTTTTGATGAAAGAGGACTTACAATGTCCACAAGTATAAATATGTTCTACCATGTGTTTTGATTATACATATGGTAGAATCAAACTTCTCATACGTTGTTAAACGTTATCTACACGCATCTCTGTGCTTCAAAGGCTATGATGTGGGGGCGCCAAGTCATACGGTATCCATTATCCCTCACCCAATTGAATACTAAAGGATACGATTTAAATAACCCTTCTCTTGAATCACCACTAGGCATAAACCATACTTTATTTTGAGGTACCTCCATAATTTTAATAAAATCTAAAATTTCAGCTAAGGCACCCTCGTCTTGTCCACTCCATACTGGTTTTATGTGGTAATCTGAATGGTATTCTATTGACTTTTTTATTGCTTCATAATTAACTCGGAGTTTATTATGTTGATTAATCATTCTTTCATCTGTAATTCCCCCTTGTGGTGTTTTTACTCCTAAAACTGGGATAGAATTAGAAAACTTAGGACTAATAGATAAAAGATTAATAGGATAGTCAGTGGGGAGGAAGTGGCTTCCTTCAGTCTCAATAGTAATAAATATATTATTTTCATGGGCAAAGTGGGTTAATTCATTTACTAGGGCAGGGTGAAGTGTAGGTGAACCACCCGTTAGCATCATCTCTGATATGTGTGGGTTTTTCTTGTACATATCAATAATATCATTAAAGGTAAATTGACCTTTTTCGGGGTGGATTGAAGTATACCAGGAGTCACACCACCCTCCGTCACGGAAAAAACACCTGTGAGTGCATCCGGTTGTACGTATAACTACTGTTGGGTATCCTGCTCTAGACCCTTCTGACTGTACTGCTGTGTAAACTTCTACAATAGGTAATACCTTATCGTAATCTGGGATTCGTTTTAATTGATTTGTTTCCATTTATTGATTTTTTTAAGTGGTTTTTGTTTCACTACGCCATCTTAAAGTGACGTGTTGGTTTAATAATTTTTCGCTATTCTTTAAATATTCTTCTATAATATAATACCTCTCCTTCAGTGATCCAAGATTGGGTTCACATATTTCAATAACTGAGAATTCAAGTAATTCGTGGGAGACATTATTATAACTCTCTTGTAAGTATTGGTTAGAATGTCTTTGAGCTTTTAATTTAGTAAAATGGTCGACTTTACGTTCATTTAGCCAACCTTTACCAATATAAATTTCTCCATTTTTCTTATTCTCTATTTTGTAAATACCATAACCTGCTTTTTTATGGTATAATTTAGTGTATTTGTTTCCATACTTAGCTTGGTTATATTTATTTTTGCAGGATTTACAATAATTTTCATACCCATCAATTTGGGAACAGTTTTTTGCAAATTCAGAATAATCTAAGGATTCTTTACATTTATTACATTTTCTCATAGGATGCATGGTGTTTTATTATACATATGCACCCCTCCTATCTATTCGCAGTAATATGCTGCATTTTTTCCATGTTCCATAAACTTCACTTTAGTAACCCTAACTCGACCATCTGTTTCTTCTAATACGAAGGGGTTAACCTTATTAAAGATAAATTCAGCAAATTTCTCTGCACCGGTAGCTGGGATTATTCTTACTTGTGCTACTCCCGCTTCTCCCATTTGCTTAAATGCTTCTACTTCAGGATCATCTTCTGCTATAATCATAGTGTGGTCAAATATAAAATCGAAATAATCCTTGGGTTGCCTACCATCTATTAATGTTTTAGCACGCTTGGCCATTCCAAAATCCATAACCCAATTTTTTTCATCTAATTCCCCTTCAAAATATATTTTGAATGAAACACCATAACCGTGAATAAATGAACAGTGAGTATTTGTTGCTCTCCATTGACGGAATACTGTGCTGTATCCATCATAAACTTTACTTGATTGAAACTTTGCCATAATTTTATTTATTATTTATTTAATATACGAATTATTTATTACTTATCCAAATATAATCGCTATTTTTTACAACTGGTTGTACCAATTTTTAATTATATTTAAAGAATTATTACCCACCATTCTACCAATTTCATTACCCACATTATCTATTTTTATTAGGGTAGGGACATTTCTAACTCCGTATTTGTTTGTTAGATAGGTGTCATTATCTACATTAATTTTTTCATAAGGCAAACCACTGTTTTGCATTGTAGGTGATAACATTTTACAGGGTTGACATCCTTCGGATGAAAAATACAATATTTTACTCATAATATTTAGTTTGTTTTAATTATTTAATCGAATATACGAACCATAAGTATGGTACCCAAGCAGGGGTCAAGGAAAGATAATAAATAATTAGAAGTATATTGGATAAATATTTTTGTGGTCCCTACAGGATTTGAACCTGTGACCTTCTCGTTATGAGCGAGTTGCTACTTACCAGACTGAGCTAAGGGACCTTGCCTTTTTTAGAGTTTTGAAATAGAACTCAAGGACAGAACGACCTATAAAACTATTTAGTTGCGTAATGTGGATTCGAACCACCCCGTAGACCTTATGAGAGTCCCATGCAACCTTTACACCTTAACGCAATTTGGCGGTCTATGAAGGTTTCGATCCCTCTACTCTACCGTGACAGGGTAGCATGATAGCCAGTTCACTAATAGACCGGTTAAGGTTGATTACTGGTTCAACCTTAAAAACCTTGACAGAACACCTACCTAAGGTAGATATCTCCTAATTGTGGAGAAACCGAGGTTCGAACTCGGAACAGTAGAATGCAAATCTACTATGATAGCCAATTTCACCATATCCCCAATTGTACTCCCGGAGGGTATCGATCCCTCTACTCTACCGTGAAAGGGTAGTGACTTAGCCAGTTGTCGACAGGAGCATTTGTAACTTTTGTAATATTCCCAGAGTTACCAACTGTACCAACCTACGATTTGGAGGTGAGTGTGCTTGTAGCAGAGGCAACACCTATCTTCGATCCCTTGTACTTCGGGCTTTTGAGCGAGTGGGGGGGTTCGAACCCCCAACTTCTAACGTGGAAAGATAGCACTCTACCAATTGAGCTACACTCGCATTAAAAGTAAACATTGATCTCCCTAAGATCACTCTGCCCATAGGGGGTGTTTACTTTAGAGCTCATTAAAAGATTCGAACTTTTTCCTCCAATTTACAAGATTGGGATTCTACCAATTAAAATAAATGAGCATGTTGAGGATAAAAATTTTCAACTATTTATCCACAATAAATTAAGTTAGAATGGTGATTTGAATACCTTTTAAGTTCTCCTTCGAACGTCTAACTTTATGTTTTACTTCTAATTCTAACCAGTACCTCTGTACGGACTAGTATCTAAACTTTTAACGCGTATTAATTGTCTAGCGTAGTTATAAGGCCCATCAACACCTTACAAGTTTTCCCATCAACACAGTGATTAACCGCAGCTAGATACCGGTACTTACTTTAATAACAATTAGAAGTTCTTTCCCCTTACGGTCCCGTAGTTTTGGTTGCAACCAAACCCACAGTTAGGTCAGGACTTGAAAGAAAATTTGTACTCATGGCAGGATTCGAACCTGCAAAATACTGCTTCTAAAACAGCCGTGTATACCATTCCACCACATGAGCAATTTAATTTTATCCAATATGTCAATGAACTTTTTTATTTTCTATTCCGTAAATATACGAACTATATTCCGGGTAGCCTAGTCTTTATATGATTATAGTTTAGATAGTTTATACTTTACTCCGTCAATCTCTACCACCTTATCTATACATGGCTTGGTTCTGTTGTTGAATTCTTTTTCAGTTAAAAGTTCACCATTAATATAGTAAGATTTAGTTCCACTTGAATACTCTACAGCAGGTCCATCTTCTCTGTGATGTTTACCGTTAATGTAGTACCATTTATTTCCATTTACATACTCTATAGCAGGTCCATCTTCTCTGTGATATTTACCGTTAATGTAGTACCATTTATCTCCATTTACATACTCTATAGCAGGTCCATCTTCTCGGTGGTGTTTACCATTAATGAAGTAAAATTTATCTCCACCTTTATACTCTATAGCAGGTCCATCTTCTCTATGACGTTTACCTTCCATGTTGTACCATTCTGTACTATTTTTTGTAACTTCTACTTTATATTCTTTCATAACTTTTATTTTTTTATTAGGTGTAAATATACGAACAATACTTCAGGTAGTCTAATTTGTTGTATATTAATTTTAAAGTTTCTTATTTAAATCTTTCAATCCAACAAATTCATTATCATCTTGTATATTCATTACTTCTATCTCAATTCTCTTAGCAATAATATCTAAATCTTCTAATTTAATCTCTAAATAACTAATCCCTTCTGCATAATCAAAAAAAATTGATTTTATTTTATCAATATTTGATCTTGTGTCAGACTCATTAAATTTATATTCTTTCATAACTTTTATTTTTTTATTAGGTGTAAATATACGAACTATATTCCGGGTAACCTAGTTTTTTTGTATTTGTTTTGTACTTATATTTTTGAGAGCAAGGTGGGAATCGAACCCACTAAAAGATTAGTTTTGCAAACTAACTGTCCAACCATAAACATCTTGCTCAATTTTCTACATTAATAAATAAAGTTTCCATTCATCCGGTATAAATAATGTTTTTTTTAATAACATTAGATAATGGGGTCTTTTTGGTTTTGGAATAGATTTTCCATATTCCTTTAATGTTAGACTTGCTTTTTCATTATTACATTTTATACAAGCAGATACTAAATTATCCCATGTATTAGGCCCACCTTTAGATTGAGGTATAACGTGATCTATCGTTAGATCCTTGCGTTTATCGTGACCACAATATACACACAAATACCCATCTCTTTTAAATATATTTTCACGTGTTAGAGGTACTTTTTGAAAATTCATTTTTACATAAGTGTGTACTCTAATAATAGAAGGTTTAAAAATTGTTAGATTTGGGTTTACAACACCAAATGTTTCTGGGTATTCCTCTATTATGTCTGCATTTCCCTTATATGAGACTACAAATGCTCTTTCTGTGGTGATAATACTCCTAGCAATATAACTAGAGTCAATTACTAAGGTTTTGTCATAACGATTTTTCATGATTTAATAATTAAGTTAATGGTGGTACAAATATAATAAATCGAACCTTATTATTGCGAGGGTGGTAGGATTTGAACCCACACTATGCTGGGATTGGAATCCAGTTGTCTGCCAATTGACGACACCCCCTTTATTTATTAATTGAGACTCTAATGGGATTCAAACCCATACAAGAAATTTAGAAGATTTCTATGCTATTCAGTTACATCATAGAGCCATTTGCCTGAATTACGTTTCAGGCGGTACGTTAAATCTATAAACCTTGTTTAAGGATTTAAAGCCTATTGCTAGGCTGCTATTGCAAAGTTTCCGTTTGCGATAAATACTAATCTCAATTTATTTACTTTTTCTAACGTCAATTCCAAGCGGCCCCTTGTTTTTTAATTACCAGAGTGGAGCCGGAGGGAATCGAACCCTCGTCCATTAAAACGTCTATAAACGTCAACAATTAATACTAGTAACTTTAGAGAGATTCGAACTCCCATTTTTCGGTTTGTGGCCGAAGGTTCTATCCATTGAACTATAAAGATATTATTGGTTACTTTAATAAATGACTAAAATGATTTTTTACTAAATTTAAAGCATATTGAGGGGTTATTTTTAACAATTTAGATACTTCTATACCCCAAGTTTTTTTATTAAAATCAATTTTAGAATTTTTTAATAAGCTTAAATAATATTCTTTTTTAGTGTTAAACTTGCCATAACTATAAAAGGGTTTTGTAATCCTTTTTGGTACAGGTAAATTGTGAACACTACATAGATTTTTTATTTTCTTATAGTAAAATTCAGTATTATGGTCTTTAATAATATTAGAAAGTATAAAATTAATACTTTGATAGGGGTTGGTTTTAATAATTTCTAATAATTTTTCTTCAGATATTTTTTCTTTTTTAATTTTTTTCTTTTTCCATGTAGGGGTTAAAGAATGACAATTAGGACATAATAATCTAACGTTATTTATGTTATTATTCCACCTATCACCATCAATATGATCCAGTTCAAGGGTTATAATTTTTCCCTGCCACATATTAAGATTACAACTACTACATTTATCACCCAAATGTGGGAGCATGTGCCTTTTCAAGGTAATACTATATGGTTCTTTTATTTGACCATTTAATATTAACTCTATATTTTCTTTTTTCCTACCCATATTATGTTTTATTATACATATGGGAAAGAGAAAGAAATATGTTCGAATTCCCGGAGAGATTCGAACTCTCAATCTCTCGATTCGTATTCGAGGGCATTTCCATTTATGCTACGGGAATATTTGAAGGATTTTTTAAAGCAAAAACCAATCTTAAAAACTGCTAGGAGATTTTAGATATCATTTAGGACTCTCTAGCTCTTCCTTATTGTACCCGTGATAGGACTCGAACCTACAAGCTTACGCGTCTCCGCTTAAAAGAGATATGTTTTCCAATTTCATCACACGGGCATTTTTGGGTGTAAGGAAGGTATCGATCCTTCGTCTTTTGATTCACAGTCAAACATTCTACCATTGAACTACAAACACCATGTTTGTAAGGCTCCCACTTTCCTTACTTGTCAGTCTATAGTTGTCTCTTACGAGGTGCGGGTGACTGAATTATCCTCCACATATTTCTATGTTTGAACCCGAGCGGTTTTAAATATAGTACCAATAGATGGAATTGAACCATCTCCCTAACTATGTAAAAGTTATACGCTTCCATTACACCAAAGAGGTAAATTTAATTCTAAGCTTCGGACTTGATTCCTTCTATGAATTAATAACAGTCTCTTTTGTGCCCCTGCCAGGAGTCGAACCTGGCCCCACTGTTTAAAAGACAGTTGCCTACACCGGTTTGCTACAAGGGCAAAATAAAATAAAAGTTTTGTGGACATAACACCCACCTACATTTAAATGATTTGATATCATTACATTTAAACCTGTTGTAGCAGTTACCTCTATGGCTAAGAGAGCTTATTATGATATTAAGCTTAATCTTTTATTTAATATGATATGCCTACCATATTCCTAATGGTCGGGTAGAGAAGAGTCGAACTTCCCGCCTCTCGCTTCCAAAGCGAGCTTCTCACCCCGAGAATACTACCCGAATTAATCTACTTTTATTCTGATTATTGTTAGCCTGGAGAGAATCGAACTCCCATTATTTGAGTCAAAGTCAAATGTAATAACCGTTATACCACAGGCTAAAATATAGAAGCAGGACTCCTATGTCCTCTACCAAGCATATCAGCTGGGCCGTTAGGCCAACTTTCAGATCAGGGTAGAATCTTTTGAGGAAGGAGGAGGACTCGAACCCCATCCGAATTAACGAAACCTAGTTTTCAAGACTAGTCGCGACTCCATGTCACTGCTTCACCTTCCTTAATATTATCCAATATGTCAATGAACTTTAATTTCTTATAACGTAAATATACGAACTATATTTCACATCTCCTAATTTTTTATGTGAAGTTTTTAACTTCAATTTTTAGTTTTTCATGATAGGCTTTGTTTTTTTCGATAAAATATGTTTCCATGTCTCTACCTTTCCATCTTTCAGCTAGCATTTTAAATACTTTAGTGTCTTTAAATTTTTCCATATCTCTAATTTTAATACGTAAATATACGAACTATATTTCACATCTCCTAGTTTTTTTACACTTACTTTAACAAAAAAACCCGAATTTTTTAGATCCGGGTTTATATAAATGATATGTTTTTAAATTATCAACTCATAATAAACCCGGAAATGTTTCTCGGTTGCTTATATTCACTATTAAACACCAAACCACAAATCACATCACCACACAGCGTCCATATATTATGGACCTGCATCGAGGAGCGTAAATTTGTAAATATGCTTTGAATAGTTGTCATTAGTTATTTTTATACAGTTATAAATATATGAAGGAGAAGTAATATCGCCAAGTTTTCTATTAATTTTATCATTATGTATTTACATATAAACTTCACCTTTAACTCCAGGAGCCATTGTTTTAATTTGTTCTTTACTATATTCTTTAGAGATAGGGGTATTAGTTAAATAAATATCACCTCCTACTGTTAAGCCTTGGGGTAGGGTAGTTATTAATGTAC